GGGAAGATTGTGAAGAGTGAAGCGAATCGTATTGCTATCTTTGATGGTAACATTAATCATCATGGATATACATGCACTGATGCTCAAACTCGTATTATCTTAAATCTTAATTATCTTGTATTGCCATGAAAAAAGAAACATCGTCAACTCGACAAGTGTTTAATTATTATGGACAATTATCAGTCAAATCACAAGACCGATTGTATAGAGAGATTATAAAGTATTATAGGGATGAAGAGATGCAAAGGATTGACAATTGATATCTTCTCATATAAAATAGTATGGTCTACTTCTCACTCTACAATGCTTCTTACTAACACTCAACTCACACGCTATCGCGTTACTATCGATTTCACCGTAGATGATACTAACTGTGTTCATCCTAGAGATTGGAACTGGAAAGAACTTATACAGTTAAAAGGTGATGAAAAGGTAAGAGAATTATATGTAGAAAACCTCGGTACATATAACACGAAGAAAGGTAAGCGAAAGGAGAAGAAGAATGGATGAGGAAGAGTATGCAATGCTGATCGAATCAGAAGAGGAAAGGTATAGAGAAGATAATAAAGATGAGTATGATTATGAGTACGCAATCGAGGTAGAATACGACAGCGATTAGTGCTCTAATACACCGTAAAGTGCCTTCGGATATGCTTCAGAGTATCTCCGAAGGTTCTTTTTATGCTATTAATTAAATGGCTAATTAAATGTAGTTGCGTGTTGTATCTCTTGCGAATGTATGCGGTTTTAAATGGTCCTTAGAGTAGTGATCTTGGACCGCAGGCTATCATGAATCCCAGAAAATGTCAAGACCTCCGAGGCACACCTATGGACCCCTTATAAGGGATTCTGATGGTAGCAAATTACTTGACAATCCTTGGGGCATTCGTTATACTAACTCTGTAAGGGTTCAAAGGACAGTGCTTAGCTTATAGCTACCATACTTTCAGTCCCTATGAGTCGTTCTGTGTACACTACGTAAACTGTCCACTATTCTCCCATGAGCAGTCTAGATCGTGTATATTAAGAGAGTCAAAGAGATTTGCTTCACAAATGACTCAGACTACACTCAACGTTGCTACTGCATCCCGTGGAGATCTTCTGATTGCTGATGCTCGTGGAGAGGTAAAGTACACCGTGCTTAAGACTCAACGTCCTCGGAAGGATTTGCTTGTTATGACACAAACAAAGGGTCTCCGTACTAACACTAACCGAGGTAAGATTAACACTAAGATGGCTTCACATATCTGATACACATTGGACAGGGAGTGCTTGACATTCCCTCTGAAGTCTGGTAGGATATCAGTAGCAAATAGCAGGGGGTTGTTTTAATAATAGCTAACTACCCTAACCTACAACGAACCAAAATCGAGAGAGTGATTACGAGTTCATTTAAAAAATTTTTCAGGTATAAAAAAGTCCTGTAAGGTCGAGCATAGATAAGGAGATAGTCAAGGAATTATGCCAACTTATAATATTAACGAGATGCTCTTTCATGTATATGAGAAGACTACTGAGGGACAAACGAGAGTACTCAATTATTGTTTAACAGTAGATGAACTGGAAGATAAGTTAGAGAATAAAGAGATTGATATAAGCAAAGTAGAAATCGAAGTATTACCACCTGATCCAGGGGCTTGTGAAGATGCAAGTTATTGATCTACCAAACTTCGGTATTATTGAAGCACAACTCACCCAGGAACAGATTGATTGTCTCTACGATGATCTGATTCGACAAGCTCCTGAGGGGTGGGAATTTGACGGACATAAAATTGTCAAGGGAACGGAAGTACCTCAGTGGGACTTCGAGTGGTCTGAAGAGACGTATGAGAAGTTTATGGGAGAGTGTCTCGGTCCTTGCATCAACACGTATGCCGAGAAGTATGGTAAGCATACTCTGATGTGTACCTCACAGATGCACGGAATTAATGTAAGTCGGTGTTGGGTGAGATGTAGCAAGCCAGGAGAGTATCTCTCAATACATGATCACAGCGCTCTGTGGTCCTTTGCAGTGTGGTTAAACATTCCATATGACTATAGAGATGAACAGAAGGACAATGAAGCGTTCAGACCTTATGCAGGGGACTTTCAATTAATCTATCCATCAACTACAGGTATTATGTTGAAGAAGAATTGGAGACTTGATAGAGGTATGGAAGGACGTATGATTTTCTTCCCGAGTCAGATTAGTCATATGGTATATCCACATCATACCACCAGCGGCGCGGCGTTCGACGGTGAGTATCGCGTATGTGTTGCAGGTAACGTATCATTGGATAGTTATCAAGTAATAGACAATGTTGCTTCTTAAAATATTAAATGTATAGATAGGTTAACATTGTTAATATAAGCATGAATGTAGAACTGGAACCTTATCATCTAGACTTGATAGTTGAGACAATTTCGTATAGACTAGAGGAGGACAGTCAATTACATTTTTTACCTGATGTGCGCTCTGACCTAGAAGAACTACTTGCCATTTTTGAAGATGAATGTTTATAATGTATTTGTCGGTGAAGACATGATTATTCATGAGTGCCGAGAAGAAGATTTAAAGCATAAGCTTGTATTTGTCAGAGAGTATTTTGATTGGTATAAAGATGATGACCTCCGCAATGAGATGTTGAAAATCGTTAAGATTGATACCTCTAAATAAACCGTGACCATTGCAATGATTGGTTTGCTGTGGTAGAATAATTTTGTAAAACATTCTAAGTTATGGCTAAAGGATTTACTGTAAAAGCAAAAGCTCCTACTCCCAAGAAAGTAGAAGATGATTTTGACCTCGCAGCTGCTAAAGAAATGGTAAAGGGCAAAAGCATTGTCTTTTGTCTTCCAGGACGCGGCGTCTCGTATATTTTTCTCAAAGCATTTGTTCAACTATGCTTTGATCTAGTTCAAACAGGTGCAAGTATTCAGATTGCACAGGACTACTCTTCCATGGTTAACTTTGCACGATGCAAAGTACTCGGTGCTAACGTTCTCCGTGGACCCAAACAGATTCCCTGGGATGGGAAACTGGAATATGATTATCAACTGTGGATCGACTCGGACATCGTTTTTGATGTTGAGAAGTTCTACCGTCTTGTGTGGATGAAGAAGGACATCGCAGCTGGTTGGTACATGACTGAAGATGGTAAGACCACTTCGGTTGCACATTGGCTTGAAGAAGAGGACTTCGCTAAGAATGGCGGTGTGATGAATCACGAAACTGGTGAATCAATCTCTCGTCGTCGTAAGCCTTTCACCGTGGACTACACAGGTTTCGGATGGGTACTGATCAAGAAAGGAGTCTTCGAGAGTCTTGAGTATCCCTGGTTCGCTCCTAAGATGCAAGTCTTTGATTCTGGTGATGTTCAGGATATGTGTGGTGAAGACGTTTCCTTCTGTCTTGACGCTAAGGAAGCTGGTTATGAGATCTGGTGTGATCCAGGCATCCGTGTTGGACACGAGAAGACCCGAGTCATCTGATGCAATATAAAGTTATGGAGTTGGGTACTGATGGGTGGGGTATCAACAATCCCGTCCTAGATCAACACCTAACTAAGGAACAAGCTAAAGAGAGACTTGAACATTATATAAGTGAGGGAGTCTCTCCCCAAAGACTCCAAGCAACACCTGAATAAATCCTGGCGGCGCGTTTCTCTGCGCTGTCTCCCTAAAAACCTCTAAGTATTACTAAATAATGGCTGTAAGAAAAATGACTAAGGAGGGTTCGGCTTTCATCGAATCTCAACCTAAGAAAACTCGTCAAGGTAGTGGACAAAATACTAAGTATGCCGCTACATCTGCAAACAACAAACGTAAACGCTATCGGGGACAAGGAAGGTAATGGCTGATTCTGATCCAAGAAACTCACCTAATGCAGAAGCTCCTGCAACTGAAGGTGCTCAACAGTTTGGGTATGATGTTGCTGCTCAAGCAAGAAAGAAAGCAAAAGAGTCTAGAAACGAAACTAATCCAAATTCACCTCTTGCTGCTGGTTAGATTGTATGAGTTCACTAGTTGTTAATCTACCCGCACAAAAAGTGTGGGTCCGTAAAGAGTATCTAAGAGACTTGCAAGACGGACATGGTGAATTTATTGAAGGCGTCTGGGTGTCGGCTAAGTCGATACCTGGACGTTCTTTTTATTTTGAAACTTATTTGCCTGAATATGGTGCAATGTTTGATAAATTGCCTATCAGTGCATTTGTTTCCGAACCAAAGACACCTGATCCTGATTTAGATCTGCCTAATTTGCAGTTTTGGAATTGTATGGACTATGGAGTAATCAATGTATGCAAACAATTTGTAGCATCTATGGACTGGCAAGTCCGAACTAGACACTTTGGTAACCTAATGGGTACATATATTTGTACTCTAGACAATTATCATGATGATCCTGATGCAATTGATTACTCTACAAGTGAAATTCCAGAGGAACATAAGTCATTTAATGTACTTGAATTGGAAAATGGTCAGTTTGCGCTGTACCCGAACAACAGATGTCGTATTTTTGACATTAGTTTGACTCCCCAAGAGCCAAAAATACCCGACTTTAAGGTCTCTACGGAGTACTATCAGGTAGAAAACGGTATTGATTGGGGTAGATTGGGTGATACTGATGAATATTTCTGGGAAACACCTGAAGAAAAGGGATAAATAAAAGGCGGAGATAGAAACTCTAACCATAATGGCCAGATCCGTCCGAACCTCTAGAACTTTTAAAGATATTAGCCTGTCATTTGTAGCTCATCCTGTTACAAATGACCTAGGAGCGTTTCATGATGCAGATGCAATTAAAAGATCTGTAACTAATTTGGTCAGAACTAACATTGGAGAAAGGTTTTTCCAAAATTTAATTGGTTCTAAAGTTGAATATTCCTTATTTGAACAACCAACAAATGAGTTAGCTTCTGGATTGGAAGAAGAAATTAGTTATTTACTTACAAATTTCGAGGAAAGGATAAATGATACCCAGGTCAGAGTGTATTATCCCCCAGATGGCAATGAGATGAATGTTCATATCACATATAACATCATTGGATTGCCTTTACCAGTGCAAGATATCGAATTCATCCTACAATCTACTAGGACATAATGTCATTTAATCAATTTACAAACCTAGATTTTGATAGCCTTAAGATACAAATTAAGGATTATCTTCGTGCGAACAGTAATTTTACTGATTTCGACTTTGATGGATCTAACTTTTCGGTATTAATTGACCTTCTTGCTTATAATTCTTACATTACGTCATATAATACCAATATGGCTGTTAATGAGTGCTTCCTTGATAGTGCTACTCTACGAGAAAATGTCGTTGCACTATCAAGGAACATTGGTTATGTACCTAGATCAAGTAGATCGGCTCGTGCTGTCATCAATTTTTCGGTAAATTTGGGTACAAATGACACTAGAATCGTAACTGTGAAGGCTGGAACAGTTGCACTAGGGTCTCAAGTACAAGGACAATACATTTTTTCAATTCCTGACGACTTTGTTACGACTGTAGATGCTAACAATGTTGCATTTTTTGAAAATTTAAACATTTATGAAGGAGTTTACCTTACAAAAACTTATACAGTAGATTATTCTCTTCCAAATCAACGATATATTATACCAAATGCTAATGTTGACACTACTTCAATTCGTGTTAAGGTAGAATCTACAACAAATGAGATTTATCAACTATTCGATAACATTCTAAGAGTCGATTCTACTTCCAGATTGTTCCTTATTCAGGAAATAGAAGACGAAAAATACGAAATTCTTTTCGGTGACGACATTTTAGGCAAAAAACCACCTGCTGGTGCTAAAATTACCGTAAGTTATATCGTTAATAATGGTAGTAAAGTTAATGGTGCTGCTAATTTTACGTTTAGTGGTATTCTTAAGGACGATACGATCTCAACTATAACTGATGGCATCTCATTGATTAGCACTCAAGAGAAAGCTACGGGTGGAGATGATGTTGAAAGTGTAAGTTCTATCAAATATCTTGCACCCCGTATATACGCGGCACAGTACCGTGCAGTGACGGCAAATGACTATAAGGGTATAATCCCCTTCATATACCCCAACGTTGAATCTGTGACCTCCTACGGGGGGGAGGAGTTGAATCCGCCTGAGTTTGGTAAAGTATTCATATCAGTTAAACCAAGAAATGGTTCTTTCTTATCACAGATAACTAAAGACCAAATTTCGAGAGAACTAAAACAATATTCTATTGCAGGTATAAAACCAGAAATTGTAGATCTGAAATATTTGTATGTGGAAACTAATGCAGCAGTTTATTACAATACAAACTCTGTTTTCGATGCCTCTGCATTGAGAACTAAAATTTTCAATACTCTTACTGTTTATTCTCAGTCTGACGACATTAACAGTTTTGGTGGAAGATTTAAGTATAGTAAAGTTGTAGCTCTTATTGATGATACTGATAATGGAGTTACCTCTAATATTACCAAGGTTAAGATTAGAAGAGACTTAGTTCCTGAAAGTGGGTTATTTGCAACATATGAATTATGTTTTGGTAATGCTTTCTTTGTAAATTCTACTGGGTACTCTGTACGCTCCACTGGATTTACTGTAGATGGTATTGGTGGAACTCTTTACCTTGCTGATATCCCGAGTACTACTACTAGAGGAAGAATCATATTCTTCAAATTAGAAAATAATGAACCAGTTATTGTTAAGAATAATGCTGGAACAGTTAAATATGATGAGGGAGAGGTTCTTTTGGATGTGGTAAATATATCAGGAACTTCTTTGAGTAATGGAACAGTTCAAGTAGAAGCAGTCCCCGAGTCTAATGATGTTATTGCGTTGAAGGACATCTATTTGCAATATGATGTTGCAAATAGTGAGGTAACTGCTCTCGTTGACGTTGTTTCTTCTGGTGAGAATACTTCCGCTACCTCATATGTTGTGACCTCCAGCTATTCCGACGAAGGATATATCAGATCGTAAAATGACTGAACAAAACAAAGTTAAGATCTCTCAACTAATTGAGTCTCAGATTCCTTCTTTTCTGAATCAGGAGTCTCCACTTTTTCGTGAGTTTTTAGAACAGTATTATATTTCTCAGGAACATCAATCTGGTGTTGTTGATCTTGCTGTTAATTTGCCAGACTATAGGCAAATTTCTTCATTCAATAATGAAACTTTAATACCATATAATGTTCTCCTTGCAAATATTTTTGCTTCTGACGACATAATCACAGTTCAGTCAACTGCAGGATGGCCTGATCAGTATGGACTTATTAAAATTGATAATGAGATTATTACATATAAGTCTAAGACCGAAACTCAGTTTTTAGATTGTAGTAGAGGATTTAGTGGAATTTCTAAAATTCAACAAGATGTTAATTCTGAATTTTTAGATTTCACTATCTCTGATGCTGATGAACATAGTTCTGGATCGTTAGTATATAATCTTAGTAATTTATTCTTACAAGAATTCTTTTCCAAATTCAAGAAAGAATTTTTACCTGGATTTGAAAATAGATCTTTTGTTGCAGGCACTTCAATTCAAAATATCCTTACTAGAGCTAAGGATTTTTATTCTGCAAAAGGAACTGATGCATCATATCAGATTCTCTTTAAACTATTGTATGGTGAAGAGATTGATATTAAAAAACCAATTGAAAATACTATTATTGCTTCAGCCAATGTTTATTTTAAGACTAAAAACATTCTTGTAGAAAATCTTTTTGATGGGGATCCTCTACAAATTGTCGGTAACTTTCTGTTCCAGAATGTAACTGGTATTGGAACAGTAAGTGCTTCAATTTATAATGTAGAATATAGACCTATTGACAATAAAGATTTTTATGAAGTCTCTCTAGATGCATCTTCATTCTCTGGACGCTATGAAGTTCCTGGTAAAACAAAAACACTACAAGGAATTCCTCAGTTCGCAAATAATATTCTTGTTGACTCTACTATTGGATTTGATCGACAGGGATCTCTTCTAATCAAACCTACTGTAGATTCAAACTTTATTGAAATATCATATACTGACAAAACGGTTAACCAATTTTTAGGTGTCAGTGGTATTTCCACTGACTTGGTTTTTGGGGCAGAAATTTTTGAAGATAAACTAGCTTTTTCTTACGCTGGGTTTGGACAGACATCTCAGGTACAGTTGAGAATCGTTAATGTAATTGATAATATTGATGTAAGTGATACTGCCAATATGGTAGTTGGTGATAGTTTAAAACTATCCACTTTCGGTCTCGATAAGGGAGAAGATTCTCAGTTTAATAGTTGGATCTATAATATCCCAACAATCCATAATATTAGTTCTGTTGATCAACTCAACATTAATACTTTTAGGATTAATCTTTTTGATGAAGTTGTCTTCTTTATTGGTGAGAAGATCATGCTCTCCAATGACAATACGGAGATATCTGGTGAGATTAAAGTTATTGAGTATGACTCTTCTAGAAGTGAAAAGAGACTCAGTAATAGAGTTGTAGTGTTGGTGAATGGATCTCTTCCGATAGAACCAAAAATTCTCAAAAAAACAATTGTAAAGGCGCAACATAACCTAGGTAGATTTCCAGAAATTAATAATTTCCCTGTTGGAATTCAGAATAGTTATCTTTCTGATAATGGAGATGACTATTTTATAACTACGGCTGGTATTCCAAACTATCCTTTATTTGCAACTGACAATAGAAGATTTCTTAGAACTGATATTAATGTAAGTACTGACTCCAATGGAACTCCAATCAATGGTGGTGGGTTTACATATCTACTGAAGTCTGTGGATATTGATGATATCAACACTTCTATTAAACATAGTTATACAACTGGCGATAAAATCTTCTGGGATAATATTGATAATGCTGGAATACAGACGGGAATTTATTTTGTTACTGCTGTAAATGAGACTGATTTATTCTTATCTTTTAGTGGATCCGATGTATTTTCTAAAAAATATATTCCACTAAGAATAAACTCTACGGGACAGTATGTTGTTAAATCTGGTTTTGAAAATAAAAATTTAGAACACCAGAAAATTTTAAAGAAGTTTCCATATGTACGGAAGGAACAATATTTTGATGACCCAAATGATAGAGATGTTAAAAACAGAGCTGTTGGTCTTCTAGCTAATGGTGTTGAAATATATCCACCAACTGTATTTGATGAACAGATTTATTATGGTGATGTTGTTAATATTAAAGTTACGAGTCCTGGCAAAAATTATGATGTTATTAATGGTCCAGATTTAATAGTTCAAGATCAAAGTGGATCTGGGTGTAAAGCTTTTCCGACTGTTACGGGATCATTCAGTGAAGTTAGACTTGTTTCTCCTGGAATTGGATATCAAAGCAAACCAAAGATTACTGTAGAAGGTGGAAACGGCAATGGTGCCGTTCTGGAATCTAACTTAGTAAAAGGAAAAATCGTTGTTAATTTTAAGGCTGATGGAACATCCGTAAACTCCAACTCGGAAACTATTGATTTCCCATCGGTTCATAATTTTGAAGTTGGAGAAGAGGTCTTTTATGACTCTAAAGGCAACACCCCTATTGGCAATCTGATTAGTGGAGCTACTTATTTTATTAGAGTTGTTGATAGTAAAACAATAGCCTTACATACATCTTTCCAAGATGCAGTTAATAATACTAATACAGTAAATATTGGAGCTCCAAGTTTTGGTTTTCATAGTTTTGTTTCTACAAAAGCTAAAAATACAATTACTCAGATATATGTAAAAGAACCTGGAAGTGGATATTCAAATAGAAAAGTCATTGTTCCTTCTCGAACAACTGCTGCTGGAACAAGATCTGGTATCGACACCTCCGATAATTATATCTACGCAAGAGGACATGGGTTTACTACTGGTGATGTTGTAAGATACTCTAGTACCAATATGATGGTTGGTGGATTGAGTAGCACTACAGAGTATTTTGTAAAAAATATTGATAGTAATAGATTTAAACTATATGATGTTGGAATAGGTACTACGAGAGATCTTAGTAACTTTGAAAAAAATAAAGAAGTATTTCTAACAAATTTTGGAGCGGGTGAACATGCAATCTCTTATCCGCCAATCATTGTAAAGGTAGAATCTATTTCCGCTATTGGTTCAACTACTGTTGTCCAACCACAATTGGATCCAGTCGTTCTTGGTAGTATTGAAAGTGTATATCTGCAAGATGGCGGTACTGGATATGGATGTACAAATATAATCGATTTTAATAGAAGACCTAATGTTGGAATTTCTACGGTTATTTTTAATGCATTACTGAAACCAATTATTATTGGTGGACGTATTGTTGATGTTCAAATTCTTGCAAAAGGGAATGGTTTTCGGAAAGACTCTGATATTTTCATTCATGGTTCGACTGGTGATTTTGCTCAGATCAATCCAATCGTTAAGGACGGTGGTATTGTCGCTGTTCAAATTCTTGACGGTGGTGTTAACTATGGAGATGATACATCCCTAGAACTTAGAAATAGGGGTACTGAGGCTAAGTTTATTGCCGATGTCCATGAGTGGAAAATTAACCAAGTAACGAGATCTGCTGAAAATATTAATCCCGAAGATGGATGTATATTAAAACCAACTACTAATCCAAATCTTGGACTCCAAGCTGTATCAATGTATCCTCCTAGAAAGTTGAGATATCAACTTGGAGATAATATTGATGTCGGTAATCTTGAATTATCACAAAATGCTATTCATTCTCCTATTTTGGGATGGGCATATGATGGTAATCCAATTTATGGTCCATATGGATATGAGACCGAAACTGGAGGTTCAGTAGTTAGACAGAATAGTGGTTATATTCTTAATAATCAAAGTCTTGCTGGTATACGACCTCCAGCATATTCATTGGGTTATTTTACAAATGATTATTTGTTTAATAATTCTGGAAGTCTAGACAAACATGGCGGAAGATATTGTGTAACACCACAGTTTCCAGATGGAACGTATGCATACTTTTTCAGCATTGACGTTGATTCTAGTGGAGTTGCTGAACCCAAATTCCCATATCTTGTTGGAGACAGATTTAAAGACCTTCCAGTTCAAGATAATTTTAATACATTCTTTAATCAAGATATTGATATTTCTAAAGAAAAATTATCTAGAAATATTGGACCATATTATTTGTCTTTTGGAAACTCCAAATATGATCTGATTGATAAGGTAGATGATTCATATCAACAGAAATTCTTTGTAACTAAAGTAAAAACTGCTGGTATTGGATCTGTTAGCATCTTTAGTAGAGGTGTAGATTATAAAGTCAATGATCTATTGTCGGTTAACAATGAAGGGACTGATGGATCTGGAGCTAGTATTGTTGTTGACACGGTTCTTGGTAAAGATATTAATGAAATTAGTGTTGGAGTTTCAACTTACAGGAATACTGAACTTAGAATTAGCGGTAGGAGTGTAGTTGGAATAACTACAATTCCGCATGATTTCTTGGACAATGAATTTATTCATGTTTCTGGCATAACGACAGGTAAGTTTTCTCCATTCTTTGGTAAACAAAAAATTACTGTACCAAAACGTCGTGTTGGACTTTCTGGGTATATTCCCGAGGTCGGAGTAACGGGAGTGACAACTTACATCTCTGTTACCGATACTGTTGGATTTAAACCTGGTGACCATATCGGTGTTGGAACCGAAGTTATGGTTGTTACTGAAATTGACAATAAGTTTAGGAGATTTAGAGTTAATCGTCAAAATTATGTTGGTATTGCAATCACACACCCTGTTTCGGAAAACTCTGTTTTCTTAAAACCAGTTGAGTTTGAATTTAGTGCCGCTACAGTTGATAATCAATTCTTCACATATGCAGTACAACCAAATAGAAGTATATACTTCTCTCCAGAGGACACTGTAGGTGTAGGATCTACAGGTAGAATTTACGATATTATTAATACTGGTATTGGAACAATTGTAGCACAAAGTTATGATACTAGATTTGTTCCTGAAAGGAGAATTTTCATCCCAAATCATCGTCTTGCTACTGGACAACCATTAAGATATAATGTTGGTACTTCTGGAACTTCTATAGTCGTTTCAAATACATCTGTTGGATCTACTTCTGGTATTGGAACTACCAAACTAGAAGATAACTCTATTGTATATGCAGTTAATTTTGGACAAAACTATATTGGAATATCTACTATTGGATTTACTACTATTGGAAATGCCTTATATTTCTTTGATGTAGCAAACAATGTTGGATATGCCCATTCATTTACTACACAGTTCCCAAGAGTTGATGCTAGAGTTGAACGATACTTCACTAGCGTTGTCACTGATAGTGATCATGGACTAGAGAGTGGTGACATTGTAAAATTCAACACAACACCAACTCAAACGGAAAATATCAAACTTAGATTTGATCCTGTTATTGGTAAGATTACATCAGACAAAGTAAGTTTTTCTAGTACTAGTATTTCTGCAGATTATACTGCTATTGATATCCAAGATGAAACATTCCAGAGTGGGGATAAAGTAGTATTCTATCAATCTGAGGGTAATCTTATTGGTGGATTGGAAAACAATAAAACATACTTTATCCTTCGTGAAGATCCACAATTTATTAAATTTGTTGAATATAAATCAGATATTGCAGATTCAAATTCAATTGTATTTTCTTCGATTGATATTGGAACATATGAAATTGCTAAGGTGAATCCACCTCTATCTTTCACAAAAGGAAATAAATTTGTTTTTGATGTTTCTGATCCATCTCTAAAAGACATGCGATTGGAATTTTATTCTGATGGCAATTATAGAAATAGTTTGGAAGTTGCAGGAACTGATGAAAATGGATTTGCTATTAAGAGAGAAGGCACACCTGGATCTACCGATGCTATAATTACTATTGATAGTAGAGATGATTATCCAAGTAAAAGTTTTTATAATTTAGTTCCAGTAGTTCCTTCCGACCAAAGAAAACTAAGTGTTATTTCCGATAAAGATGTTATTGGTAATAATAATATCACTCTCAATGATATGGTGGTTAATGGTGACCAACAAGTTACGGTTACTAGTAGCAAACAATTTACATATAATCTCGATCGCAAGCCATCCGAAACACAGACTTATGTTTCTAGACTTGGTGTTAGTACTATTTTTTACGAAACATCATCTACCACAGCTGCTGGTCCAGTTTACTCTACAAAGACAAACTTTTCTGGTAGAGGATATAGAATTATTCCATCTACCAACGGATTTATAAGTTCTTCTGGTAATAATGCAACTGTTAAGATTCTTTCCAGTGATATTGGCAAAATTGATACTCTAGAAAGAGTTAAGGATGGATTTGATTATCCAACAGATCCTACTTTGATTCCATTCTTAAGCGTTCCTGCCGTGATTGACATTGCTGGAGTACAGAGAATTGATAATATTGAGGTTTTGGATGGAGGTATAAACTATTCTCAACCACCTAACTTGATTATACGTGGTAATGATAAAATTGATTTGCAAGCAAGAATTAATGGTGGTGCTGTAGATAAAGTATTCGTCCTACAGAATGCTTTTGAATTTGATGAACCTTTGAGTGTTATTCCAACACAAAATTCTAATGGATATGATATTGATCAAATTACTCATGTTGGAAATACTGTAACTCTTGAATTACTTCTTGATGCTCAGTTCAATCAACCAGTTACAACGGGATTCGGAACTACTGATGTTAACTTTCCATTCAAAGTTGGAGATTCTGTTTTTGTTGAGGGATGTAGATTAAAATCTGATTCTGTTGATGATGGCGAAATTAATTTCAACTCGGAAAATTTTGACTTTAAGTTCTTTACAGTTACTGGAGTCAATACATCCAATTTCACCCTTTCGTATAGTGTTGCTGGAATTAATACTGGAACCTTAGGATCTTATGACGATGATTTTGGATTAGGTTATGTAGTCAATTCTAAAGATATGGCTAAGTTTAGAATGAATCTTATCGATGATGCTAAATTCTTATCCGAAGAAAAAGTCACTTCTAAGAAATTTGAAGGATTTGTATCTCCAGGTGGTTGGGATCCCAAATTAAGTCAACTTAGACTTTCAAATACTTCTGGAGTATTATCTGTAGGAGATGAAATCTATGGTGAACAGTCTACTATTAGAGGTAGAGTTGAGGCTGTCAATAGATTTAACATCAAAAGTACATTGGGTGTTAGTAGAGATAAAATTGCAAAAAATGATAATACAACTGGAATCCTCAATGACTTTAGTCAAAGAATTTCGGATAACTTCTATTATCAGAAGTTTTCATATTCCATTAAGGGAAGAGTTCCATATGATACATGGAGAGAAGCAGTAAGATCTATTGTTCATCCTTCTGGATTTAGAGAATTTTGTGACCTTGAGATTATTAGTCAAGCAGCTACAAGTATGAAGGTTAAGTCTGCTACTAATTCTGTAAATCTGTTAGTCAATATTGATAGTGACATTTATCTGCAAGAAAGACAGAACTTTGCTCTAGTCACAGAAGATGACATAGCTCCAGATGGAAGTATTCAAAGAATCTTCTTCCCAGAAGGCAGACCCATTAAGAGTTACATTCTGAATAAGACTAATAAGGTCCTATTGATAGATGATATCTCTTCTGGTTTTAATGGAGACCATGATAGAACTGGAACTTTGGTTGGTAACATTGGATTTAAACTGAAAGCTAAGGGTCAACCACTATTCAAAGCAACTTTTAATGCAGCTGATACTAAAGTCATTGATCTCGTAGATAATATCATTACTATTCCTAATCATAACTTCCAAACGGGACAGGAATTAAATTATAATCTACAAGGTGGATCTCCAATTGGAATTGCTACTACATCTCATATTGCTGGTCTAAGAGACATTGTAATGGGTGTGGAATCTGCATTGGGTGGTAGTGGTGCAATGTTTGAAAATGGATATAATAATGAAATTCCAGAAAATACTCTTACTGGTGTTGGTACTGTAGTAAGCCCAATCGTTACGTTTGTTGTATATGGATTTGGAAGTCCTGATGGTGGTCTTCCTGGCATTTCTACCAGAGGAACTGGTGCTAGATTCCAAGTTAAATTTACATATGAACAAAGTACGGGACAACCACTTTCTACGAATGTTACCCTGACTCAAGGTGGTACTGGATACTTTGTTGGCGATAATGTGAGTATTGCTGGTACTCATTTGGGTGGAACGACTCCTGCAAACGACCTAACATTCCCTGTATCGCGCATTACTGGTACTCAAACAGGTGTTACCACTACTTACCTTGACATACCATCCACAAGTGATTTAAGCGGTACTGGCGCACGTTTTGACGTTACTAGAGATTCCAATCTTGATGTTGAAAGTATTGTTGTTGTTAGTGGCGGTAGTGGGTATGTAAGTACGGAAACAATTTCTATTGCTGGAACTTATATCGGTGGCAGTGGTTCTGGTGATGATCTTCTTTGCACACCAGTAGAACTAGGGGGAACAGCTATTCCAGAAAAAGTCTTTGTTCAGAAAATTGATGATGTTACATTTAAGATTAGTGGACTATCTACATCATTACCATTGAATTTTGTTGGGTATGGAACTGGAACCCACAAATTTAGTATTGCTGATCCATCTACGAATGCACTAATCTCAATCGATAATATTATCCAGAGTCCTCTTAGAAATAAAAAACTTGAGATTGGTATTGGATCTCCAATTGGAATATATGATCAAAGTATTGTCGTTACTACTGGAATTGCGTCTTTGGCACCAAATGATGTGATTAAGTTTGGTGATGAATTTATGAAGGTTAGACAGATTGGTGACGGAACATTTGTCTCGGGTCGAAGAGTGGAAATTGAAAATACTGTGGATAATTCTTTTTACTATGATGTAAATAGAATGAACTCCACTATTACTAGTTTGGATGAGACTATTGTAACCCATGATGATAGACCTCCGTATTAACTATAAATAACTGAAAAACTACTTGAGTAATGGCAAAGCAAGGCATTAATACTGGTACTGCCCCTAATGATGGCACTGGAGATACCCTGCTGGCAGGAACTCTAAAGATTAACGGCAACTTTGATGACATTTACGATGTCTTCGGAGATGGAACTAATCTCATTAGTTTTGTATCTTATGCTACTACTGCAGGGTATTCTACCAATGCGGGTATCGCATCAACATCTGTATACGCTGAGAATGCAAGATATGTATCTAATGATATTAATATCAACACATCTGGTATTCTTACCACTTCATATGCTGATATCGGTAAGATTACTATTCAACAACCAGGAGCAATTACTGACGGTCCCATAGAAGTTGGTTTTGCAGCTACGATGTTCAGAATACGATCTGACGGCATGGTTGGCATTGGAACGTCTATTCCAACGTCTCAACTTCAAGTTGCATCATTCTCAGATTCTAGACCTGCATTGTGGGCTATTGCAAAATCAAATGGTCCTTCCTTTAGGGCTTCAGACCAAGACATTACTCCAGAAAAGACTTTTGTTGTTACAAAAGATTCCAATATAGGTATTGGTACAAATGTTCCAGCTCCTAACCAAAGACTTGATATTCGTGGGAATGTAACTGCTGAGGGAGTTATCACTCTTGATGGAACAACTAATTTTAATAGTGATATCACAGAAACAGTAGTAAATGACTTTGGTGATAATATTACAGTTTCTGCGGCAGGAACTTTAACTGTTGATCTTTCTGTAGGAACTGTAGTTGTTGGTGGAATAACAACTTCTGTTGGTACTTGGGACTTCACTAATGTTACTGCATTAAATAGTAAGGCGACTACAGCAACTCTTGTTATTAATGCTGGTGTTGGATACACTTATGGTGATTCAGTCAATATTAACGGTGGACCTATCGCTGGTGGTGTTAGATGGGTTGGCGGAAACCCTCCACCTGCTTCCAATGGAGAAGATATTTTGACATTCAGTATAATTAGAGATTCTTCTGGATTAACAAGAGTTTATTGTAGTAGTTCCATTAATATTAGCTGATAAAATAAATGCCAAGAACCACACCTGGATCGGGAGCTATTCTAAGACCAGTATTCAACTCCTCTTACGGTGTAGAGAGGATTGATGTAATCTCTGGTGGAAATGATTATACCAAAGCAGATCCTCCTAAACTTGTTATTGAAGGAACCGAAACTCCTATAGTAGAAGGTGTTTTTTATCCAGTTATTACTGGTGTCGGGACTATTAGCGAAGTAGTCATTTTCGACACTGGTGCTGGATATTATCCAGTATTTTCAACGACAACTTCATCCGAAGTTATTGTTGATAGAGGATCTTTTGGATCCATTTCTACTATTCATGGAACTGGCATATCTTCGGTATTTGTTGGGGACTATAATATTATTGAAGATAATATCTATTTCATAGATGCTCCTTACGGTAAAAGAGGTCCAGTAGGTTTAGAAACTGGATCCACCTTTAATGGAAGATTATTCTCAAGAAAATTTGATCCATTTGAACCTGAAGATAAAAACTTAATTCTTGATGATATTTCACTGGAATTTACTGGAGTTGCTGGAACTAATTTTAGAATAACTGAAAATCTTGGCATAGTAACTTCTCTATACAATAGTGTTAATACTGGCGTAGAGATTAATAATAATCCGTTTATTCTTATTAATAATGTTGTTCAAACTCCAAATTTAGATTTTACATTTAATAATTCTTCAGATAATCAATTAAATTTCTTAAGTGGTGTACCTAGAGCGGGAAGACTTGACAAAGTTGCAATTCAAACTGGTGCTGGATATTACATTCCTGTAGAAGCTGCAGCAGTTGCTGGTGTAAATTCATCTGGATCTGTTGATTATGTTCAACTTCGTGGTGGTGGACAGGGATATAGAACTCCTCCAGAAGTTCGTATTAGGGCTACAAATGGTATTGGTGCATCTGCTACGGCAATTCTCGGAACCAAAGTAGATACTCCTGTTGGAATTACAACGGCTGTATTTGATATGTTTAGTGGTATTGGAACCTTTACCACTGCGGCTCCACATGATCTATATGATGGGGACCGAGTTGTAATTACAGGTGCTGGATTTACATTTACTCCACTATCTGCGATAAGAAATATTAATGAGTTTGGATATGATTACATTACTGGTATTGCTACACTTAGTGTTTATGGTGGACATTATATTGGTACTGGAGCCAACCAGTCTAGACATTTAGCTCTTAGGGGAATTCAGGTAACTGATGGTATTAGTACTTTCACTCTAAGAGAAGATTCGTATCCGATTATTTCTATTGTAAACAGTAACGAAGCTAAGATTAATATTGGTATTGGAACTACAGGAGTTCAATATGTAAGTGCTGGTACAGTCCAGGCTGGTGTTGACACAAATATTCTGGAAGCACGAAATGTAATCGGTTTTGACATTATTGACACACCAACAGATGATACTTTTGAGGTATTTTTAGGAATTACTACGTTCCCACATAACTATGTGACTGGTGGAGTCGTTCAGAGAGACCAGACGGGTATTGTAACAGCGATTAACCTTACCTCTGGTGGTTCTGGATACTTTCCTGCCGCAAAGGTCGTCTACAGTGATAATACGCAGGAATCAGGAATCACTACATTTACTGCTCATGGTCAGCAGATTGGAGTTACCACAAATGTTGGTACGGCTGAGTATGATCCTGTTGTTGGAATTTTGACCGTCAGATTTAGTGAGAATCATGGTCTTACTGATGATGATGCAGTAAAACTTGAAGGATTGGTATTTGATACCATTAATGGACCTGTTACTTTCCCTAGAGGATTAAAGAAGTATTTTGGATTTACAGTCCCAAATAATGTTGACATTAATATTGATGCCACAGAAGAAATGTATGATCTCACAAGAAATGTGGGAGTCTATACGGGACAATTTCTTACTGGAACCATTACTCGATATAAGGGTCATGGATTAAAAACGGATGAGTTTGTTGTTGTCAGTGGAGTTGGACAAACTACATCTAGTTCAGTAGATTTACGACTTGCTGATGTTGAATATGACAATGCTAGTGGAGTAGCAACTATCACTACAAGACGAAATCATAATTTCACAAAAAATGATTTTGTAATCCTTAGTGGAATTGCATTTACTTGTGATTACTCTCCATCACTCGGTATCACTACAGCAGAGTATGATAATATTAGTGGTATTATGACTATTACCACCGCTGCTCCTCATGGGTATTCGGAAGGTGGTAAAGCCGGAAATGTTGTCCTTAGTGGACTTGGATTTACTTGTGATATTGATAATGGTTCTTCTATCCATTACTATCCAAGACATAGGGACGAATCATATCAAAAGTCTATTTCTATTGCCTCGACAACGAACACAACAATTACATTAGATGTAGGTAAGTCTCCAAGAAATGAATCATATCCACACACGTTTGCATCTGCAAAAACAGGATCTGTAGTTTCTGGTGGTGACTATGCACACAGTTTTGTTGGGTCCGCTTCTAGTTCCATTATTCTTGGTGGAGAATATGATCACAACTTTGTCAGTGCAACATCTGAAGCTATTGTTGTTGGTGGTGACTATGATCATACTTTCGTAAGTTCTGGATCTACTGCACTCTGGAGAGGTGGTGGATATCCACATACATTTGTTAGTGCAGGAGCTACTGCTGTTATCACTGGTGGTGATTACACATATACGTTTGTTCCTGATAGTAATAATGGTGGTGCTATTGCAAAATACACTTGGGCTGGACCATTCCTAACTCCAACTGTAGTAGGGTATATTCCAGCTACGGGGATATTGACACTAGAATTTAATCAACCCCACTTCTTAACTACAAGTGATACAATTGGTATTGCAACAGGATCATTGACATTCACATGTGATATGGATGGTAATGCAACTAAACATGACTATCCTAGACGTAGGGATCCTATCCATAACAAGTCAGATGTCCCAGTTGCCAGTATTGTTAATGCGACTACAATTACGGTCGATGTTGGTGCTACTCCCATTGTTTATCAACAACCAACCAATGCAGTATATAATCCAGACATTGGTGAAATAATAATTACTGTTCCAAGTCATGGACATGTTAAGGGCGAGACTCTTAAGTTGACTGATAATGCGTTTACATTTACTTGTGAATTGGATAATAATCAGACACAACATACGTATCCAAGACCTACCGACCCAGCTGGTGGTGGATATGCGTCTACTACTAATACGGTTGCAATTACAACCCACACCGATGATACATTTACTATCCCTGTTGGGGCTTCCCCATTACAGTATTTTGCAGCTACAGGCGGTCAATACAATGCAGTTTCTGGTATTCTAACAGTTACTGCACCAAGTCATGGATATGTTAATGGTGATTTTGCCAGATTTACTGATAACTCTTTGGTATTTACTTGTAGTTTGGACGGGAATGCAACTGAACATCCATATCCAAGACCTACCGACCCAGCATCTGGAATTGCACTTACAATTAGTAATGTAACTACAAATACATATGAAGTTAATGTAGGAACATCCACTAACTCTTATATTCAAGCTATTAGCGCAACATACAATCCCAAGACTGGTATTATGTTGGTGGGAACGGGTAATACCGCTCATGGACTAACAACCGCAACTGGTAATGTATTGATTCAGGATGGATCGTTCGTATTTACTTGCGATCTCGATAATAATCAAACCCAACATAGTTATCCAAGGTCAACTGACCCTATATCAGGGGCATCTGCCACTATTCTCGGATATTCTACGAATACCTTTGATATTAATGTTGGGGTATCAACACATACTTATAGATCAGCCACTAATGCAGAATATACTGCTTCCATTGGAATTCTAACAGTAACCTGTCCCAATCATGGACTTAGAGTTGATAGAGCCTTCAAATTTACTGACAATACTATGAGTTTTACTTGTGGAATGGATGACAACTCCACAGTTCATACTTATCCAAGATCAACCGACCCTTATTCTGATACTAGAGTTGTTGTTACCGCTAAAACCGATGATACGTTTACGGTAAATGTTGGTCCAACTACAAGTTATTTCTGGGATGTTAGTGGTGCTAACTATGTTCCAGATACTGGGATTATTGAGTTGACAGTTGGTACAGGACATACGTTATTTGCTGGCAAACCTGTACGAATCCAACCAGAGTCCTTAATCTTTACATGTACCAAGGATGGTAATTCAACAGAACATAGATATCCGCAAAAAGGAGATCCATATTGGATTTCTGCTGGTATTGCATCGGTGTTGAATTCTACAAACGTCAGAATTAATGTTGGTCCATCAACAACACCTTCGTATTATGTTGGTGGTGGAACCATTCAAGGTTCTATTGTTGCTCCTAGAGAACAAAATAACTCTACCAGTGGAATGGATTTCTCTTTCTCTGGTGCTCTTGTTCAAAAAGTTGGTGGAGCAACTACATTTAGTGTTCAAGTTGGTCCTTCTACAACACCACACAACTATAATAGAGGTGGTACAGTCTCTAGAGCACAGAGATTTGCAGATTCGTTGGACAAGGGGTATGATGGACTATACGTTGGTGAAAGATTAACAGGAGCAACTTTCCGTTCCAATAGTGGGATTATAACCGAGAGAAATTATTATGCGGCTCCAGGAAGAGTTCATAAACCAGTTCGTTTTGAAATTACTGCACCAGATCCGTATTTTAATAGAGATTTAGTGTATGCTGAAGGATCTACTGGTATTGGAACTAATGCTGTAGTTGACTTCAGAATTAATGCTGATGGTGAAATCCAAGAATATCAAATTACTGAAGAAGGAGTTGCATTTAAAGTAGATGACATCTTAACTGTTAGTGGAATTTCTACAGACCCAAGAGTCGGAGTACATACAGAATTTACTCTCACTGTTAATTCATTGACTAATGATAAATTCTCAGGATTTTATCCTGGACAATTTATTCTTTTTGATGATATTAGTCAATTCTTCAATGGACTTAGAAATAAATTTACTTTATCGGTAACTACTGGCGGAAATACAGAAATACTCAGTTTGAAGACACTTCCTGGAAGTGATATGGATATCAGTAACAATATATTCATTTACATTAATGATATTCTACAAGTTCCTGGGGAATCTTATATTTTCAAAGGAAGTAGAATTATTTTTACTGAATCTCCCAAATCTGGATCTAAATGTTCTGTATTCTATTTCCGAGGGTCTAAGAGGGACGTTGATACAGTTAATCCTCCCTTGACTGTTAAAGCAGGTGATACGGTATCTATTAAAGAAAATAAATTGAATCTATTTGATCTAGATCAATTCCCAAGACAGGCTAAGAGAATTGTTGCTTCTGATATTTTAGAAACATTTGCATACAAGGGTGTTGGTATTGATACTGCTTCAACTGCAGAAAGACCTCTAACATGGGAAAAACAGAAAAGAGATAAGATTCTTTCTGGAACTCTAATTTCCAAATCGAGACCAAGTTTGAAGTCTAGAACTACACCAACTACTAGAATTATTAGGAATGTTGGTGAGAGTGATAGAGAAATTTATGTAGAAAATGCTTTCCCAATTTTCGCTGGTATTGATTTAGTAACTCAGTCAGAAAGAAATGTTTTGATAATGGGTGATAGGGAGATCAGAACAGCAATTGGTACTGCTCAAGTTGCTACTTCTTCCAGTATTTCTAGTATTTCTATTGCAGATGGTGGAGTTGGATATGCTCTCACATCACCAAATGTAACTATTTCTGGTTCTTTGATTACTAGAAAGGACCCAATTTCTGATTGGAGTTTTGAGGATATTATCACTGGATTTGGACCAGGATTGTATGATTGGAAAGAATTGGCTCATGGTGATCAAGTAATTGCTGTTGGTTCAAGTAGTAGATATATCAATACAAAGAGTGGAACTTTCTGGGAAAGAGGAGTCCTTGGATTTGGTGGAACGATCACCATGAATACCGTTGCAATCGGTAAATCTACTGCATCCCCAGTAAACTATGTAAGAGCCTCTGGAGAATACTCTAAGGTTGTTAAAGGAGTCTCTGTTGGTAATACGTTTACTGATTGGCAAGAAGTTCAATTGATTGAACAACGACAAATTCCTGCAATTCAATCTACGTTGGATTTTGCATCAGAATATGAAGGAACTTTTAATAAAATTATCTTTGAACCAACCAGAGATGCTTGGGTTACTGTAGGAACTGGTGGATCTATTTTTACTGGTGTTGGTATTGGAACTACAACGATGTATAGTCGTTATTCCAGAACTCTAGAAGATCTAAATTCAATCACATATGGAATGGGTGAATTTATTGTTGCGGGTAATGGTGGAATGCTCCTTTCTTCAAATGAAGGTATAGTTTGGACCCCATTATCCAGTAATACTCCAAAAAATATTACAGATATTGTATTTGATGGGAATAAATTTGTTTTTGTTGGTGACGGTGGACTTATTGGTATTTCATCTGACAAAAATTTCTGGATGATTTATAGTGATCCAAACGCTACAAATCCAGCTACATTTGACTTTGATAAAATTAGGTATCAAGATGGATTCTATGTCGGAATTGATACCTCTGGAAATTTACATTACTCATTCGATTTGTCTAATTGGACTCTGCGAGAGATTGATCACTCTCAGGTACTTTCGGACTTAATTAAAACTGATTATGGTATTAATGGAAGAACTATTGCGGTTGGATCTGGATCAACTGCTTTTTATGCAGATCCTATTGTCAATAGAGCTACTGCAAAATCTTCAGTTACCAATGGTATTGTTACTAGTGTAGTTGTAGAAAATGGTGGATTTGGATATGTGGTTGGATCAAACCCACCAGTGATTATTGAAACAGACAGGGTAGTAAGTGAAAAAATTCTTTCTGTCGATGCAGTTGGTGACTTTGGTGTTATTGTTGGTGTAAATACTAATCGTCCTGGAATTGGATTTAGCACTCCACCTACTATAGATTTTGTACTTAAATCTGATTTTTATGATAATACTAATCTTGGATATGGATATTCTTCATTAAATACATTGGGTGTAAATTATTCGCAACTATCTGCTGGAGATTATTTCGTTATCTATGATAGTCCATTGGTGGCTGGTCATGCGTTAACTGGCATTACAACTTCTATTGGTGGTTATTTAAACTTCCCACTTAATAAGACAATGCAAATTTCTGCAGGAGAATATCTATCAGGAAGATTCTTTGTTGAAAAAGTAACCCCTGTTGATGTTGTGTCTGGACTAGTTACGGTAACATGTGCTTTCCAACCAAAACCATTTTCGTCTATTGACATTGAGGTTGGTCTTGATCCAAATGGACCATATTTCTTGGACAATGAATTTCATTATAAAGATAATTATGGTAAGTATACTTGGGGTAAAATTAACAAATACCAAAATAGAGCGGGAGGAAGTCCCCAACAATTCTTTGTCAATTCGGACAACGGAGGTACTGGGTTATCAACTGCTGCTGTAGTTACGAGAATTCAACCTTTATCTTAACCACTAAATACTAAAAGAAAAAACTTCTAGTTTTCATCAAAATGCCTGCCATTATATCTGAACAGTTTAGAATCCTAAACGCCGAAACCTTTGTAAAGAGTTTCGTTGGCGTTGGGTCTACCGTAAACAAATATTATGCCTTCATTGGATTGCCCAATGCTTTTGAAGAAGAGGCTGGTGGAACAAGTGATTGGTCTACCAATACTCCTTCTCCATTGGATGGGTTCCTTGAAGAAAATCAAATCAAGGAATCTATCATTGCAATGAAGAAAATTACGGATAGAGATGTCCGTAGATTGGTTCGCAAAGTCGAATGGATTGCTGGTACAACCTATGAAATGTATAGACATGACTATACAATTTACAATACTACCCCAATTACAAAACAGGGTAATTTATATGAATCGAACTATTATGTTGTTAACGAAGATCTAAAGGTATACATTTGCCTTCAAAATGGATCTGACCCAGAAAACCCAAGTGGTAGACCATCATATGATCAACCAACTTTTATTGATTTAGAATCAAGAGCTGCAGGTACTTCTGGTGACGGTTATGTTTGGAAATATCTGTATACCATAAAACCATCCGAAATTGTAAAGTTTGATAGTATTCAATATATTCCAGTTCCCGAAGAATGGGGATCTACAGGCGAATCTGTAGCTACTAAAAATAACGCTATTGACGGAAAGATTGAAGTCGTAGTTATCGATACTAGAGGATCTAATTACCAACCAATTTCTACATCATTCTCCAATGTTGATATTTTGGGTGATGGTATTGGTGCTAAGGCAACAGTAACTATTGACTCTTTTGGTAAAGTATCTGAGGTATTTGTTACTGATGGGGGATCTGGATATACTCATGGATCCATTAAATTCTTCCCAGGAGCTCCTGGAAGTGAAGAAGGTGGACCACTAGAAAACCTTACTAATACAGGTATTGGAGAAACTTCTCTTGGTAATTTTAGTGTAATTATTCCCCCAAAAGGTGGGCATGGATATGATGTTTACCGAGAACTAGGTGCTTATAGGGCACTTTTATATTCTAGATTTGAAACTATTGAGACTAACCCAGATATTATTGAAGGTAATGATTTTGCCAGAGTCGGTGTTATAAAGAACCCAACTATTTTTGGTAGTGACACAGAACTTTTAGAAACTTCTCAGGTCAGTGGACTAAAAGGGATTAAGCTGGGTGGAATTACCACAGCAACAACATATGCAGTTGATTCAGAAATTACTCAGTCAGTTGGTGTTGGGTCTACTGCTATCGGATACGTTGCATCTTGGGATAATATTAGTGGAGTTCTGAAATATTACCAACCAATGGGTCTTGCTTCCAGTGAAACTGGTTATAAGATTATTCCGTTTACTTCTACTCCCGATGCAGGATTTGGATTAACAATTACTGGTGAGGTTGTTACGGGCCCGCTTCTATCAGTAAATACTGATTTCAATGGTGTAAGTACCTCAATAAATAATAGGACATACCAACTTGGTCTTAACTTTGTTGCTGGTATTGCATCTGCTGAATACAACACTAAGTCTGGCGAAATTATCTATATTGATAATAGACCGCCTATTCCTAGATCTGCAAGTCAGAAAGAAGACATCAAGATTGTTCTGGAGTTCTAAAGAAAAATGCCACAGAATACCAACTTAAATTCATCTCCATATTTTGATGACTTTAGTGCGTCTAATAATTATCAGAGGGTTCTGTTCAAGCCTGGACTCCCTATTCAATCCAGAGAATTAACTACATTACAGTCAATTCTACAGAACCAAATTGAAAAGTTTGGTAAACATATGTTTAAGGAGGGATCTGTAGTTATCCCTGGACAACTTGCATATGATGACGAGTATACTTCTGTTCAGATTGATGAGTCTCACTTGGGACTTCCAGTTTCTTTGTATTTGAATTCCTTAAAAGGAAAGAGAATCAAGGGAGAAACTAGTGGCGTTAAAGCGAAGATTGAAGATTACATCTCTAATTCTGAGTCGGTAAAAGGCAATTATACCTTATACATCAAATATGAAGGTGCTAGCGAAAACGACTTCTCGGGAACAACTTTTACCGATGGTGAAAATTTAATTGCTCAAGAAGATATTAGTTACAGCCTTTCTAGTATTAGAACTGGAACTAGTTTTGCTACCGCAATTATCTCCAATTCTACTGCCGTAGGATCTGCTGCAAAACTTGCCAATGGTGTATATTTCATTCGTGGATTTTTTGTAGATGTACCCGATTCTGTTGTAATTCTTGATCAATATGATGATGCACCAAGTTATAGAATTGGTCTAAACATTTCCGAAGAACTTGTAACTGCTTCGGAAGAATATAACGATTTATATGATAATGCTAGGGGATTTTCAAACTTTGCAGCTCCTGGTGCGGATCGACTAAAAATTTCTACAACTCTCATTAAAAAGTCTCTAACCGATTTTAATGATGAAAATTTCATTGAATTGCTTAGGATCGAAAATGGAGATATTAGGAAGTTTAGTAATACCACTACATATGATCTTATCACGGATGAGTTAGCCAGAAGAACATATGATGAGTCTGGAGATTATTATATCAATTCATTTGATGTCAATATTAAAGAAACACTTAATAATAGAATTGGTAATGATGGAGCGTATTACGACAATCAAACTACCCAACAAGGAAATATTCCTACAGATGATATAGTATCACTCTCAATTGGACCTGGAAAGGCGTATATTCGCGGATTTGAAGTTGAGACTCTAAACACAACTACATTAGATATTCCCAAACCAAGAACAACTGAATCTGTTGATAATGAAGCTTTACCTTTTACTGTAGGTAGGATTATTGAAGTTAATAACGTTCATGGTTCCCCTGCAGTTGGTCTTGGAACAGAAGGACTCCTAAATCTGTATGCATCTAGAACTGCAACTCCAGGAACTGCCAGCGGACTTCATATTGGTGTTGCAAGACTCTATGATTTTAGATTGAGAGATGCTGCATACCAAAATGAAGGTACTACTTTTAGAACATCTTTATATGACGTTCAAACTTTTACATATTTGGAATTGAATGCTGATTCATCTATTAATGTTCCTGCATTTATTGAGGGTCAGAATAGTGGTGCATCTGGATTTGTGTATTCGGCTTCATCAAATACTACAGAACTTATTCTGTATCAGGTTAATGGAGAATTTCAACGAAATGAAGAAATTGTTCTAAATGGAACAACAATCAATAGAACTATTAAGGATTTTGACGATTACGGTATTCAAGAAGTCCGTCAAATTACAAGCGCTGATGGAGTAGCATTTACTGCTGATACTAAACTGACTAATAGAATTAGGTTTGCAGAACCTGGAAGTGAATATACAATTACTGACGTATCTGCTGGTGTATCTACAATTACTTCCCCTAATGCTAATTTTAGTGCAGTATCTGGTATTTCTACTGGTGATGTAATCGCATACAGTAAAGCAGCTACCTCAACACCTTCATATGCTGTTGTAGAGCAGATTGGCACTAACGCAAGAAGCATAATTGTTAAAGCATCAACTACAGTATCCAATGTAAATGAAGGTGCTCTTCCAACTAGCGAAATTACGGTAAGTGACGTAAATAAAGTTACTTTGGAAATTCTTAATGGTGGAAATCAGTCCTTATTTGCGGAACTTGCGGAACCAAATGTTTCTACAGTAAATCTCAATGATTCTGAGATTATCTTCAAGAAAACCTACTACATTGCAGTTTCTACTGGTGCATTTAGTGCTACTTTGGAATCCGATTCAAATCTAACTTTAGAACCTTATGATTCGGAAGATTATAATGTATCATTTGATTCTAGTGGTACAACCGAATCTCTTTCTGATCAGAAATTGACAGTTTCTGGTAGGACTGTTACTCTCTCGCAATTGAGTGAAAGTGGTTCTGCTACTCTTACTGTAACATGGAAGAAAAAGAATCCTAAAGCTAAGAACAAAGTATTCAGTAGAGCTAATACTATTCAGATTATTAATTCATCAACAAATACTTCTGGAGTAGGAAATTCTAGTGCAAATGATGGATTAACTTTCTCCAATATTTATGGAACTAGAGTTCAAGATAAGAAAATTTCCCTAGGAATTTGTGATGTAGCGAACGTTGTTGCTATTTTTGAATCATCTTCAAATAGTAATCCACAACTTCCAAAAATCATCTTAACAGATTTGAATGCAAGTGTTACTAATGCACTTAAGGGCGAATCTATAGTTGGTGAAACCTCTGGGGCATCTGCAATTTTTGTAGAAAGTAATGGAACAAATGAAACATCATTCATCTATGAAAATGAAAATATATTTCAAAGTGGAGAAACTGTAATTTTCCAAGACTCCAATATTACTGCTAATGTGCAATCTTTTGTTTCTGGAGACCGAGATATTAAGGATAACTTTGAATTTGATCCTGGGCAAAATGAAGATTATCTAGATTTTTCTTCTATTGTTAGATTAAATTCTGCAAATGCTCCAACTAAAAGATTGACAATCGTCTATGATAGTTTTGTTATTGAAAATTCCGATCCTGGAGATCTTGTTTCGGTAGATTCTTATGATGCCACTCTTTATGGTAATACTCTTCCATATATTGGGAGTATTCCAGTCTCAGACATAATTGATTTGAGACCTAGAGCTGTTTCTGTTGCATCTACAGTATCTCCTTTTGAATATAAGTCTAGGGAATTTAATCCACTCACATCATCCACAACTCATGTATTTTCCAGTAATAAGAATCTCAACTTGAGTTATGATTATTATTTGGGTAGAATTGATAAAATTTTCTTAACAAAAGATGGAGTTTTTAATAGAGCAGAAGGAGTTCCTTCATATAATCCACAAGTACCAAATAAGGTGGATAATGCGCTAGAGATTGCTACTATTGAGATGCCTCCATATCTCTATAACCTTAATGATATTACAGTTCAAATTGCTACTCATAAGCGATATCAAATGGTAGATATTGCCAATATTGAGACCAGACTTACTAATGTAGAGTACTATACGAGTCTTTCTCTCCTAGAGACGGAAACTTCTAGTTTGTCTATTAAAGATCCAACTACAAATCTTGATAAGTTTAAATCTGGATTTTTTGTTGATAACTTTAGATCCAAAATAGGTGGTGGAGCCATCGAGGATTCTCAATATAGATGCAGTATTGATACTGCAGAAGGAGAAGCAAGACCAGAACACTATACGACATCGATAGATCTTTTATTGGGATCTGAAGCTGTTATTGCTGCATCTAGTGGAACGGCAACTCCAGATGCAGACTATAGATTCGTAAGTGATCTTGGAGATGCAAATGTTGTCAAGAAAGGTGATATTGTAACTCTTAGTTATACCGACTCTGAGTGGCTTAAGAATAAGTTTGCTACTAGAATTGAAAATGTAAACCCATTCCATGTTGTGAACTGGATTGGAGTTTTGGAATTGAATCCAGCAACAGATACTTGGATTGATACTAGGAAAATTCCTAGTATGACCGTAGATATGGAAGGTAGTTACAATGCCATCCAAGGAATGGTTGGTGGGACAGATAGTAATACTGGACTATCTCCCGTTCAGTGGGGTTCTTGGGAAACTACTTGGACAGGAAAAACTAGGACGAAAGGTCCTGTTATCCTGAAGGAGAAAAAGAGAGTCAAAGGCTCTATGACGAAGAAAAAAAGAAGAGGACGTTTTAGACCTGGAAAAGGTATTAAAGTAACCACGATTAAGAAATGGAAACAGAAGATTACCAAGATTCGGGAAGTAACTACTACCAAGACTGGAACTAAATCTAGAGCCGGTATACAGTATAAAGTAGACGAGACATTCGACTCCAAGAGTTTGGGGGATAGAGTGGTATCCAGCGATGTTGCTGCTGTGATGAGATCTCGAAATATTGAGTTTGTTTGTAAAAGACTGAAACCCAACACTAGACTTTATGCATTCTTCGATAATATCGATATGAATGCCTTTATTGTTCCAAAACTCATTGAAATTGAAATGGAAAGTGGGACTTTTGCCGTTGGGGAAACTGTCGTTGGTAATGGGACTAACTCTACAAATAAGAGTATTAGGTTTAGATTGGCTCAACAAAATCATAAGTATGGTGCTTATAATTCTCCAAGTCAGACTTATGAAAACAACCCATACAACGTAGCAAATAGTATTTCTGGATCATATTCTTCAACTACAGGATTACTTAATGTAGATACTGCGGCTCTTGAAATTCAATCTGTATCTGGATTCTTTGGATGTCTAGGTAAAGGTATGAAATTAATTGGTCAGTCTAGTGGTGCTATTGCAAAAGTTAAAGATATTAGACTTGTCACTGACAAAGCTGGTGTTGTTATTGGATCCTTGTTTATACCTGATCCAACTCTACCATCAAACACTCCGTTCGCTACTGGTAGAAAGACCTTTACACTAACATCTAGTTCAAGTAACCAGACTATTTCTGGATTTACTGATAGTTCTGCAGAGACAACATTCATGTCTACTGGAACAATTAATAATACACAGGAAACTACTCTACGAATTCGTAATGCTAATGTTGAAAGGGTTCCCACATCAGAATCTAAAGCTGTAAGCAAAAGCACAACTAGATTAAAATCAACAGTTAAATTCAAAAATAGAAAGAAAAAACAAACAAGATGGGTTGACCCACTTGCACAGTCGTTTGAAGTTCCAGATGAAAACGGAGTTTTTCTCACTAAGTGTGAGATTTACTTTAGATCAAAGGACGCTTCTGCACTACCCGTAACACTACAGGTCAGAGATCTTGAACTAGGTTTACCTACACAATCAATCTTACCTTTTGCTGAAGTTGTTCTAGACCCATCTGAGGTTGTTACTTCTGATGATGGTAGCAAACCAACAACATTTACTTTCGATTCTCCTGTATATTGCCAAGGTGGAAGTCAATTTGCTTTGGTTCTTCTTTCTGCATCCAATGAATATACGGTATTCATCTCAAGGATGGGTGAAGAAGATGTATCCACAATTAACAGTGCAGATTCTGAAAAGATTATTGTTTCTCAACAACCACTTCTTGGATCACTGTTTAAGTCACAAAATGGTGCTACATGGGATCCAAGTCAGTTTGAAGATCTTAAATTCAATCTTTACCAGGCTAAATTCAATTCCACTAGTGGTACAGTTAAATTCTATAATCCTGATCTAGACATTGGCAACAAACAGATTGTCACATTGAGTAATAACCCGCTTAGTATGTTGGGTAAAAATACTATTATTGGTCTTGGTAAGAGTTTGACTTCTAATGAAGTTAATGGTCTTCTTTCTGGTACAACTATTGGTCAAGAAAACAATGCAAACTTCTCTGCAAACCTTGTCACGGTTCTTGGTGCTGTTGGTATTGGAAGTGTTCTAGATCTAACATCTGCGGGTGGTGGATTTGCAAATGGAACTCCGACATATACTGATGTTCCTCTAATCAGTCTAACTGGAAGTGGATCTGGCGCAAAAGCAACCCTTGTTATTGCATCTAATGCAGTAACTTCCGCTACTGTTTCTGCTGGTGGTACTGGATATGCTGTTGGTGATGTATTATCAGTAAATCCATCTAATACTGGTGGATTTGGTGCTAATTTGAGACTTTCGATTCAAAATGAAGTGGGCATTATTAGTGCCTTCAATACACTAATTGTTGACAGAGTTCAAGGTGTTCCAAGTGTTGATGCATCCTCTGCGGTTGTTTTTACAACAGGTGCTGGGTCTACATCAACTCTTTCTGCAACTTCTATCCAGTATGTTGAAAATGTAAGTGACGGGTTGTCATTCAGGGTTAATCACAGTAGTCACGGAATGTATAGTCCATTGGATATGGTTACACTTTCAAATATTGAAACTGATGTGAAACCAGAGAAACTCACTGCCAAGTACGATTCTGCTTCAACTGATAATCTCTCAGTAACTAATGTAGGAGTTTATACTAGTTTTGAGAATGTTTCTGTTGACTCAAATAATCCTGGATATTTGAAATTGGGTGATGAGATTATCAAATATACGGGTGTTACTACAACCACAAGTGCAGTTACTGGTGTTACTAGAGCTATCGATGATACTACTGCTGGAAATTATTCTGTAGATGATCTACTCTTCAAGTATGAACTTAATGGTATTTCATTAAGGAGAATCAATACTTTACATAGTCTTGGTCAGGTAAACTTAACTAAGTATCCCATTGACGTTGATTCTTATTGGTTGAAAGTTGGTATCTCAAGTAGGGGTGTTGATAGAAGTCCTGGAAATGCTACTGGATTGCCAGAACTATTTTGGAATCAAACTAAATCTGCTGGATCTTACCTTGCTCAAGGTACTAATACTGGTTCTGGTAATGTTCCAAGAGCTACCCAGAACATTGCATTTAATATAATGCGACCAAACTTCACTATCATGCAACCAGATGGAACCAGTGTTTCTGCATCTTGTAGGACATTTAGTGGAGATAGTCCAGATGGAAACATGGGAGCATATATCGATCAAGGATTTGAAACTATTTCCTTGGAAGGTGACAATGAATTTACTACACCTAGAATTGTCGCATCTAAGGTAAATGAATTGACTAGATTGGAGAATTATCCTGGAAGAAAATCGTTTGCAATAGAAATTACTCTTAACACGGAAGACGAGTCCGTTGCTCCACAAATTGATTTGGATAGAGTAAGTGCTATTTTAGTTATGAATAGACTTAATAGTAAAGTCACTAATTATGCTACTGACAGACGAGTAAATTCTATTGATAATGATCCAAATGCTGCAATTTACTTGACTGAAGTTATTAACTTGGATAAGGCTGCGGATGGACTGAAAGTCATGTTTGATGCATATAGACATCAAACAAATGATATTAGAGTTCTCTATAGATCATTCCGTGTTGACGCACCACAAGGAGATCAACTATTCCAGTTGTTCCCTGGATATAATAATCTAGATCTTGCTGGTGGGATTATCGATCCTACCAAAAGTGATGGGTTACCCGACAAGTTCGTTCCCCCATCTGATGGATATGAAGATTTTAATCCATATGAATTTAATATCGCAAATATCCCACAGTTTAGTGCATTCCAAATTAAAATTTGTATGTCTGGAACCAACTTTGCTTATGTTCCAAGATTGAAAGATCTACGAGTTATTGCTACGATTTAATGGATAAAAGAAAAGTTGAAAGTAGTCATTCTCTCTATAGAGATATGGACACTGGAGCAGTGATAAATTGCAATGATGGTGCATATGAATCGTATATTAAACAAAAGAAAATTGCGGTTCAGAAATCATTGGAAATTGATGAATTAAAGAATGATGTTAGTGAACTTAAGGTCATGATGAAACTCCTTCTGGAAAAATTGGATAAATAACTAAAATCTTCCTTTTTGTGTAATGGCAGCTAGAAATGTCAATTTAGTTATTGAGCAAAACGTTGATTTTGAAGCAACCTTTACTATTAAGAATGCGAATAATTCGCCATTAAACTTGACTGGGTACTCTGCTCTAGCAAAGATTAGAAAACACCCAGATGCGACAAAATACACGAATTTTGTTATTTCTTTCCCAAATAGAATCAATGGAGTCGTAAAAGTAGCCCTTGCGGTAACTTCCACTGGAACTTTGGAGGGAGGAAGATACGTGTATGATCTGGTACTTATTTCCCCAAACAATTATAAGACTCGACCTATCGCAGGAAATGTTTTAGTGTTGCCTGGAGTATCATGACTGATTACTTAGTAAATTTAAATAGTCCTGGATCATATTCAGTTGGAGTTGACTACGAAATTCCATCGAAGTCAACTCAGAACACCAATTTAATCATTGATGACATTAATGGTCAGTTCAATGGTATTGGCGTTACTTTCGCATTAAGTAGTAGTGGCGATACATATAATCCATTAAATGACCAACAACTGATTGTTTGTAAAAACAATTTGGTTATGGAACCAGGAGAAGATTTCACCATTGCTGGTGATCAACTTATTTTCTCAGTTGCACCAGTTGTTGGTGATGATGTGTTCATCATTGCTCTTGCAACTACTGCTGATCTAACAAGATCTGTTAATTTTGTTATTGACAGTGGATCTCAGGATATCTCCCCAGGAAGCAAAGGCAAAGTAACTGTAGATGTTTCTGGAACGATCGAATCAATCAAAATATTGAGTGATCAAACAGGAGATATTGTTGTAGAAGTATCTAAATCTAACTTCCAAGATTTTCCCACATTTACGACAATCACTGACAATCAACGAGTCCAACTACAATCTCAAAACAAGTACATTGATGATGTACTAAATAATTGGGATAGGACGATCGTTGCTGGTGATATATTAGATTTTTCGGTAGTCAGCTCAACAAACATGCGAAGGTTGCTGATCTCTTTAAAATTAAAATTATAAATAAGTATAGTTCTTAAAGTCTAACCCTTACGAGGAGTTGTTTTCGATGGCATTACTAGTTCCCAATATTGGTGAAATTGAGTCTCTCCGTTATCTGATTGCTCAGAATAACTTTGTTGCAGACTTGGAGGATACTTCACCAAGAAATCTCGTTCTTAAATTATTTACGAGTAACACCACCCCTGCTGAGGGTGATGTTCCTTCCCAGACTGCATATTTTGAACCATATATTGACGGAAACGTTAATGGTTACGGAACTACTGCAAATACTGGTTACCCCGTCTGCGTCGATAATAGAATCGATCAAGACTACACCGCACAGTACGGTGTTCTTCTAAACGGATCTCGCTGGGTTATTAAGAACGTTGGTAGTGGTACAACCGCAACCTATCCCGAACAGACTTTCACCTTTACTGGACCTGCTGGTAATATCTACGGTTATTATGTAACCAGAGCAAACAACATGCCTGTATCCGTACAGGGTGTTAACCACGCAGCTAGTGTGGGTATCGGAACAACCGTCACCAAGGGTAACAACACTGATCCATGTATTGGAGTTGTTGGTAATAGATTCTTTGTTGTTGACCCACAGGTCTCCATCAACGATCTAACTCTTGGACAGTATGTTGCTGGTAACGCAGGTGTCCAAACTGGTACGAGAATTATTGGTCTTGACCGAGCCTTGCAAGTTGTCTATCTAGACAAACCACTGATTGATAACATTCAGGTTGCAACTGATCCATCGGTTACCTTTAGTTTCGGTAAGATTGCTATTGTCAATCACGGTCTTCAGCGAGGAGATATCCTTTACGTTGCTGCTGGTTCAGGTAACACGACTCTTGAGTCCAATGTTTACACGGTCTTTGATTCACCAAACGCTGATGAGTTTGTAACTACACCTTCTCTGACTGCAACATCTAACGGTGTACTTGGTCTCAATACCGCTACTCTCTACTCCAGCATCATGTACGCTGAGAGATTCACGAATGGTCCATACAACATTCAGAACAACGGTGACCAAATTAAAATCACCCTGAACGTCGCACTTGACTGATTCATATATAAAATAGAATATTTGTCATGGTGGGGATTGCTTTATTATCAAGGCAGTCCCCTTTTTCATCAAATGATAAGAATTAAACTATGGCCGTTTATGTCTACGATACCAATAAGGTAGATATATTCGTTTCGGAAGATGAGGGTTTGGTAACCACTTCCGTAACGAGTACGGCTGACTATGGCAACATTTCAGACACTGCTGACGATGATCGCGGTGCAGATAATTTCAATCCTTGGTATTTTGGATTAATTACAGACCTAGCGGATGTCTTGCCATTTGGTAAGTTTGATGTTGGTGGAAACGCATTACCACTAAATTCTCCAGCTATTCCTGGTTCTGGACTATTCCGCATAGAAGATATTGCAGAAGTATCGTATGTAACCCCCTGGAGAGGGTCTGGAAGCCTCTTTGAGATCGGTGGAGGTCTGGAACGACTTGTCATCCCAGACTTGGGTGCCGCAGGACCATCTCCGTCCATATACGGACAAGCAGAAGAATCGAATACATTTGTTACAGTCGGATCTGGCATACTCGCTCAACTTTCTGATGAAGGAGCGACAGACAAGTTTAACAGATATCCCTGGGACGCTACAGGTACTCTTACCCTCAGTGGATATAACGGCACAATATTTCCAGACGACTTTATTGCGGTCATTAAAAATGTCGCAAAGGTTAAGGGCAAGGCTCAAGATCGCGTTATTTATGACTACCGTCTGGATCCAGACACCAAGTTCGATACTGAAAACTGTGGATTCGTATTCGACACATCGGGTGGCAAGTTCTCCGATGCTGATGATCTAACCTTTGACAGAATCATCACTACCAATAAGGATAGGTCCTTTAGTGATGATGATCAACTTGAATATGAGAATTTCGGTGATATTACCGCAAGTATTCAACAGATTGAAGATCGCGGAATCATTGAGAGAAAACTCGGTGGTGGACTGTTCATGCACGATTACCAGGCAACTGGTATCAGTGCATCAGAATCTATTCCATTCGCATATTTTGGTACTGGATCTCTATTTGCACTTGGAGAACTCGATCCAGACAAAGATGTCGATCAGGTATTTGGATACGCAGGTTCTGGTGGATTCAATGCTACTGGAGAGAACTTCTTCAGTCAGGCTCCACAAAGCACAATATTCGGTCTCGAAGGAGAAATTTCCTTCAATGGATCTGGTGTCGAAAGATTTGTTCCTGCAACTGTTGATAATACAGTACTCTTCAATCAAGTTGGTTCTGCTAACGATAAGATTATTTGGCAGGCTGGGGAACGTAAGATCACCATCAGACCAATTGGATTTGGATCTGTACTTCTTTCTGATACTCCACCTACATCTACAGCAACTCTGGTTGTATCTGGTGCAGCAACGGATCTCGAAAGAACATTTGCTGATGGCAATGTAAACCTCTTTGATATTAGTGGAGATGCCGGCAACCCATTAGATTCCAGATTTACACCACACTTTAGATCTGCAAAAGGAGATATTGTCCTCCCAGATGAAGATTGGGGTCTTATTACAAACTCGGCAACCGAGTTTGAAGATTGGGGATATATCCGAGAAGTTGCAACCACTTCTCTTGTATTTGGAGATATTCTTTCTCCATTCAATTACATTCAGATTGGTGGTCAACATTATCCAAGTACAGATACATTCTCTGTTGGGGAGTCTTCGCTCACCAAACAGACACTTGGATTTACTGGAATTGCAACATTCAGGATTTCCGAAGATTCCAGTCTGGAAAGAACGTTCGGATACGAATCGTCTGGTATTACTGGTATTGCCACCTACAAGGCTGGTATCAACATCTTTGGTTACAACTGGTTCAGTCAGGCTCCACAAAGTACAGTATTCGGTCTCGAAGGTGAACTTACTCTTAGTGGTTCTGGGAATGAGTCTATTACTCCGTTCATTGAACCTCAAGGAACTGATGGAAACTTTACTTTCCTATCTGGTCTTGCAGAATCAAGATCAGTTAGTCCCGATCCAACGGGTGATGTATATGTTGGCGGAACTGCAGGTATTGTATTCAGTCCCAATATTACTGGTGTTGGTGTTGCCACACTTCGTACAGGTAGAGAAGAGTTCCAGACATATCTCAGAATCATTGATCCTGATATGGATCTTGTTCTCACCACAATTGGTGGTGGACTTGTTAATGAGGACTTCGTTAAGAGTTACAACGAATCTTCAATCTACTATGGTCCTCAAGATGAAGATTATGGAAATATCCTCAATGCAGCTGCATATGGGATGGGTCTCAACTTCTCTGGTGCTGCATCTGAAGTTGAAACCTATGATAATGAGACGAATACTTATGACCAAGATGTACTCTTCAGTAGCAACGGTCTAACTTATGACCAGAGCACTGGCGGAACAAGTATTCTTCCAAGTTTCGACAAAACAGCATCGTTCCCTGTCAACTTTGGAACTACTGTCGTATCTGAAGATCTTGGTACTCTCACCGAAGGATCTCCAATTCCAGGTGGTCCAGCATATGATCAATACCTATATCCAAATTACACTGGATTCATTGATCAGGATATCAACCAAGGTTACGATGATTTTGGATTCATCAATGCTACTACCGATTCTCTAACCAGAGTACCTTATGGTCAGGTTGATATTGAGCAACCTCCAACTCTTACGGTCACCAGATTTATTCCTCAATGGAATGGTTCTGGTACTATTATTCCTTCTGGTACTGCGGAAGAGAGATTTATTACCTCGGATGGCAATACCGTCCTATTCGACTTTATTGGTACTACTTCCCCAGAGAAGTTTATTGCTCAGACTCCAGAAGATACAATTCTCTTCACAATTTCTGGTGCAGCCGAAGACGAATCGGTCACCTTTGCTGAAGTTGGAATTGGAACTGCATATTTCTCTGGTATTGGAGTCGAGAGGGTCAGATTTGTCGAGATTGGAACTGGCATTCTTTCCTTCTCTGGTTCTGCAGTGGAAAGATCCTCCATGGATCCTCCAGAAGGAACTTATCTACATGTATTCAGTGGAACAGATGTTCGACCTGGACTTTCCTTTGCTGTCGCGACAACAAAGGCAACTCAACGTCTGTTTGGAGAACTATATCATCCAGACATCGACTTCACTCCACATTATGGTATTGAGAGAAATATTGGTATCGAGACCGCATTTGCACTTGCGAGTGGTGGTGGTCTCAACGAAGATGGTACTGGTCCTGGTATTGTCACTACCAGATATCTTCCCGATTATAGAGGAGAGGGTGTTCTTACTCTTAGTGGTAAGGCTATTGGTCGTACCAATGCACCAATCTTTACTGATGGTACTATCTATATCCTCGGTATTCATACCGCGGCTCAGGGAATCAGTTCTGGGAGAGAGACTGGTCTTTCGGAAAGTTATTCTCCTGGAACAATCTTTGGTGGTCCTGGACAAGTCACCTTCACGGGTGTCTCCCCTGCTCGTCCAATTCAGGTATTTGGATATTATGGGGACGACAGAGATCCTGGAGCTGGAACGACTGGAGTCATTTCGATTACTCCTGCTCAGCAAGGAATCATCATCAAATCCACCAGCGATTATGTTGGTGTTGGAACTGCATACTTCTCTGGAGAATATTCCGATCTCGTTGCAACATTCAGAGAAATTGGAACGGGAGAACTCTTCAAATTCTCTGCTCTATATGAAAGAAGAACCTTCGATTATATTGGATCTGGATTACTCACTGCATCTGGAACAACAGATGCTCCAAGTTCTTTCCAGACTCCAGAAAGTACAGTTCTCTTTGCAGTTTCTGGATATTCGCAAGAACGTGTCTCTCTGGACAACGAAACGGGTGGAACGATTTCCATCTACAACACAGAAAGAGTTATTACTGGAATTACTCTTTCTATCTCAACTGGAGGCACGTTCAATTTCTCCTCCAGTGGTGCAGAATCGATTGTTATTCCTTCGGACACAAATACCGCTCTCTTCGATATCGAAGGAATTGCCGATACCAGAGAAATTCAGGTCTACGGTTACTATGGAGATGATAGAGATCCTGGTACATCTGGAACTATCACAATTGTTGGTGAACTTACTCCCCCACAGATCGACTATACTCCCGCAGAGGTTGGATTTGGAGATCTTACTTTCGTTGGTAGTTCTATCATCAAGGTCGATCTCAAGATCGTCGGAAAAGGAACTCTTCCAATATCTGGTTCTGCAACAGAGAAATTTGTCAGTGGTGCAGGCGAAGATACGATTCTCTTCTCCATCGATGGAAATGCCGAAACGGCACTCAATCAAGTTTATGGATACTACGGAGACGACAAAGATCCAGGTACATCTGGAATTACTACAATTTCTGGTGTTGGTATTACAAAACCAATACAGGTATTTGGATATTATGGAGACGACAAAGATCCTGGTACATCAGGAACATTTACATTCTCCAATACTCCTCTTGTTCACCCAGAAGTCGATTACACTCCACATTACACAGGCACGGGAGTTGTATACTTTACTGGAGGCGTTTCCGTCAAGAGGACTTTCCCAGAAGTTGTTGGTTCTGGTTCTCTCTTCGGATTTGGTACAAAAGACGAATCATTTGCGAGAACAACATACGTCGGTATCGGTGTTGCCAACTTCTTCGGAGCCTCATTTACGGAAACAATTGCGTTTGAACCAGCTCGCGTATACGTTACTATCATTTAACTTTATAAATAAATCAGAAGCATACCTTTCATGAGTTCTGAATCATGACAAAACAGGTTCAATTTAGAAAGGGAACCACAGCTGAACACTTTAACTTCACTGGGGCCCTTGCTGAAATTACTGTTGATACGGATAAAAATGTTGCTGTTGTCCATGACGGTGTAACTCCTGGCGGTTTTGAACTTTCAAGATCAAGATGGATTTATGTCGCTGGAGATACTACTACTGGTACTAACCAGAAATATACGGTTGACTCCACATATACTCCTACAGGATTGAATGTTACTTTACCAACTCCTCGTGCAGTTGGTGACTGGGTTTGGATTGAAGATTTTGGTAATTTTATGAGTATCAATCCAGTAAGCGTTATCTCGGATAAGTCTTTTGAGAACGGTCATCTCGTAAGAGAAAGTTCACCTTTTATTATGGATGTATCTGGAGCGTCTGTAACATTCATTTGGAATGGAAGTCTTTGGAAAGTGTTCAACAATAGAGGCAGTTAAACATGGCACTAACCCTAAGTAATTCAATTTCTGGTGAATTTTTACCATCAGAATCATCTGGATTCTTTGTGTACGCATTAAGACGAGACGCAGATAATATGCTGCATTTCTCTAAAGTTAGTGCTGCATCTACAGAACTAGGCGAGTTTTATCGAACCAATGGAACTTCAATTCCAGAATTCGGTGATGGTGTTGACTATGGTTGTTACGATGTTGGTGTTGGTAAAACGTCAGTCATTCGTAACGACATTGCTACGGATAAAAAATCTTTAGATGATCCGAATGATAAATATCAACAGATCCGCTTTGATAGAAGGAACCTCTACTATTACATAGATGATGATGGTTTTTTCGTCATCAGGTTCAATGGACCAGATTATGATTACAACTCTATCGGACCAAAATAATAATTAAAAGGAGAAACAATGGCTGAGTTTAGACTTGGAAGAGTAAAATTCAACTGGACGGGTAATTGGGATACTTCCAAATCTTACCTCATTGACGATATCGCCAAGTTTGGTGGCAATACTTATGTAGCGGTCGCAAACCATACTTCCACTGGAAGCACTGCTAACTTCTACACCGATCTCGGTAATTGGAATCTTCATATTGAGGGTCTAGAGAATAGGGGTAGTTGGTCACCAGATACGTATTACCGAGTAAACGATCTCGTCACCTTCGGTAACGTAGTATATCGTGTTACAGTTGCACATACTTCTGTCGGTACATTTATCGACGAGACGAAGGTTGTTCAGTATGTCGCAGGATTTAATTCAGAAGGCGAATGGCAAAACACCACAGAGTATCAGCAAGGGGACGTTGTTAATTACAACGGGTCTTCCTATGTTGCTATTACTACTTCTGCTGCTGGATTTAACCCACCAGAATATATCGGTTTAGGAACAGGTAGCAAGTGGAATGTTCTTTCCGATGGTCTTGCTGGCGCTGCAGTAACATATACAGAAGGCACCTATTATAGAGGTGACATGGTTCTGTTTGGTGGTAATTCTTATCGCCACAAACTTGGCATTACTACTAATGTTTCTCCTGTTCAAGCTGGACTGGGAACCGTTGGAGATGCTCAGTATAGTGGAACCGCCGTCTGGGATCTTCTGGTCAAAGGCATTAGCTTTGTTGGTAATTTCTCCACAACATTCGCATATCATCCAGGTCATGTCGTTAGATATGGATCTAACTCATATGTCTCAGTTGGTGCTTCTTTCGTAAATATTAATCCAATTGCTGGTGTAGGAACATATTGGGAAACATTGGCTGCTGGTGACTCAGCTGCTGCTCTTAATACTAAGGGTGATATTCTTACTTATAACGGTGGTCCTGCTAGAATCGGTATTGGTTCTACTGGATATGCACTTGCAGTTCAAAGTGATGGAGTTCCTGGATACGAAATTGTTGGTAACCAGACAAGAATCTATTACGTTGACTCCGAAGATGGCCTAGATGCCAACAACGGTCTTGCACCTAACCTTGCATTTAAGACAATCAAGGCGGCTTGTGCTGCTGCACGTCCTGATAACAATATCACTGACTTCCAGTATACTGCTGCAACTGGTGTTGCAACTATCACATCTCCTGGTCACGGTCTGGCAAACGTTGGTACGTTTGTTCAGTTGGCTGAGATTGAATTTGAATGTCTGTCTGGTGGTAATGTCTTCAATATCTTGGGCATGACATACAACAAGGCTGTTGGTCTTGCAACTATTACTGCTATTGGTCTTGGTGCTGCTCCAGAAATTGGAATTGGTGCTACTGTTAGATTGAGAAATCTTGGTATTTCATTCACTGGTAATGCAAACTTTGAACACCAGTTCTCCCGTGCAGAGTCAGATGCCCTCATCACTGGTGGTGACTATATTCATAACTTTGTGGCTGCTACTTCGGGTGCAGTTAACGTTGTAACAGGAAGTCTTTCTGGATCCCAGTTAACTCCAACAAATGCTGTTTATACGGCAACTAGTGGTGAGTTGGAGATCACTGTTGGTTCTCACGGTTTGTCGATTAGTGACACTATCAGCTTTGATGCCAACTCAATGACATTCACTTGTCAAATGGACGGTGGTAGTTCCAATAAGACATATCCAAGAACAACTGACCCCGCATACGGTGTCAATCTCTCGATCAATGCAATTACTGCAAACACTTTCACAGTTAACGTTGGACCTTCTCCTATCGTTAACTTCCAAGTTGGTGGTGCAACATATAACCAGGTAACTGGCGATATCGTAATGGATGTCGGTGTTCATCAACTTGATATTGGTACATCGGTCAAACTTCTTACCGAAGGCATCGTCTTCAAGTGTTCCATGGACGGTTACCTAACCGACCACGCATATCCAAGAGCAACTGCTGGTGATGGTTCTCCTGATCCTGCATACAATACTGCTCTGTCGATTACTGCTGCAACAACTACTACCATCACGGTTAATGTTGGTACTGCAAGTTCTTCTCAGACAATTACTGGTAAGTTCCCTGCAGTTCATACTCAGGCATCTACTTTCCAGTTCCCAGTTCAGGCAGTTCCCGATAACAACTCTATTGTAGTTAACGTCGGTGTTTCTAATACTGATTATCTCTATGTTTCTGGTGGTACTGCGTTCGTTGGTGTTACAACAACGGTTTATCCCGATAAGGTCTCTAAGTCTTACTTTGAGGTTCTTCAGGTTATTGATGCCAATAGAATTAGAGCTAACGTTGGTATCTCCACAATCAATCACACATATGTGAGAGGTGGTCATCTAACTGATCTAACTCCTGCTATTCTGAAACTGTCTGCTTCACAGTTCTATGAGCAACTGCCAATCAAGGTTCCTCCTTTTACCTCGATTATCGGTAACTCACTAAGAGGTACTCAGGTTCTACCTGCTGCTGGTTTCTCTGACGATTCTGTAACTCCTAATAACAGATCTCAGATGTTCCAGTTGTCTGATGCTACTACCCTTCAGGCAATGTCCATGAAGGGAATGGAAGGATTTATGTATGATCCTAACGTACCTTTCGTACTAGATAATAGTAACATTAGAACTGGTCTTGGAACAACTGCTGCTGGTGTTGTTTGTGCCTTTAACCCAGATTCCCCAATCAATAATAAGTCTCCTTACGTTAAGGATTGTACTGTATTCTCCGATAACGCAAGTGATTTCGGTCGTCACGGTGGTGGTGCTGTTGGTGTATTCGCTGATGGTGGTGTCCATTCCGAGGGTGCGAAATCAATTGTCTTTGACTCCTTCACCCAGGTATCTTCCGATGGTGCTGGATATATCCTAGACAAGAGTGCAATCTCCGAGATTGTTTCTTGCTTCACCTACTACTGTAAGTGGGGATACTACTCTGGTGGCGGATCTAGAATTCGTTCCGTTGGTGGTAACAACTCCTATGGTGATTACGGTGTTATTGCATCTGGATTCTCCACAGACGAAAGCCCAAGAACATCAAGAGTCTTTGGTTCTCTGATGGAAGTAAACGGTCCAACTAAGGCTGGTACTCTGGCTATTGGTGCTACCATGTTTGGTGCAACCTCTGGTGCTCGTGGATGGTTCATTAACGATCAAACCGCTGCAGACAGAATTTACTTCAAGTATCATCCTGGTTATGGTTCAGTTGGTCTTGGAACCACTGGATTCGTAGATGGTGAGATTATCTGGTTCGGTGCTGGCGGCGACAGTCAGGCTGGTGTTGGTTCTATCACAGTTTCTGGTGTTACTTCCTCTATCGGCGGACAAAGAGGAACAATCCTTGAGGTTGACAATATTTCTTCAACACTCTTAGTTGGTGACGCACTTGGATTCTCTACAACCTCTTATGGTGATGACAATCTCTTCTATATCATCAATACAGTCACGAATATCTCTGCTGCTTCCACATACACGTATTACACACCTAGTGGTATTGCAACAGTAACATATCAAGATCGTGCTACGCTGACAATTTCTCCAGAGAAGTCAAGTGGTACATGGGATACCCGAGAGGTAACTGGTGCAGGTTCTACACTATCTGTTAGAACCCTCTTCTCACAGTGTCGCCTAACAGGACATGACTTCCTGAGTGTTGGTACTGGTAACAAGGCAGAAACCAATTATCCCGATGTTGATCAAACTCAGATTATTCAGGGTAATGAGACTAATATCTTCGGTCCTGGTAAGGTATTCTTTGTTTCCACTGACCAAGGTGGTAACTTCAGAGTCGGTCAATTCTTCTCCGTTGATCAGTTGACTGGTCGTGCAACCTTGGACGCTTCTGCGTTCAACCTGTCTGGTTTGACTGAACTGAGACTGGGTGCAATCGGTGGTCAAATTGGTGAGGCAATCAACGAATTCTCCTCGGATGAATTCATGTCTGGTCAGTCCAATACTGCATGTCCTACTGAGGGTGCAGTTGCTGGATTCCTCCGTCATGGTGCGATGGGCGTCAAGGCAATGACTCCACCAGTTGGTACTACTGCCGAAAGACCTGGTGGGCTCGATGAAGAGTTCAACACTGGTGCTTTGAGATTCAACACTGATCTTGGTTCTATTGAATTCTATAACGGATCTATTTGGACACAACCTGGACTTAAGACCTACTCAACGGTATCGAGTTCTGGCGCGGTTGCGGCGGGTCAGGTCTACTTTGTTAACACCACTGGTGGTACTCTAACTCTGACTCTACCTGCATCCCCCGCACTGGGAGATACCATTAGATTCTATGATGTTGCCAACACCTATGATTCTAATGCGTTGGTCGTTGGACGTAATGGGAAGAAGATTCAGGGTGATGATTCTGACATGACGGTCAATCTTGAAGGGGCTTCATTTGAACTCGCCTTCTCGGGTGATACCTACGGTTGGAGATTGTTCTCCGTCTGATACGTGACTATCTTTGTTATGATTTTCTTTATCAATTTTTATCTAAATAAAACTAATCTAGGATCGTAAATGGCCAACTACAGATCATATAAAAAAGTAACTGCGGCCCAGGTTCCAGATGGGTCCATCACCGTTGATAAACTTGCTAGTGGTGTTGGACCGAGCTGGAACGTAAAAACAGTTTACGGAGATCCATCATCAATGACTTCTGGTTGCTGTTGTCTTTGGACTGTTCCAACTGGAGTTGGTAAAATTACTTGGGAACTATGGGGTGCTGGTGGTAATGGACATGGTGCATGTTCTTGCAACAGATGTCATCACTACAAAGGTGCTGGCGGTGGAAGTTACAACACCAAGACAATTTCTACAACAGGAAGTTGTCAATATACAGTATGTGCTGCTGGCGTCTATAGATGCTGTTCTAGAGAATGTACTGGATGTTACGGATGTTCTTCATATGTAAATGGATATAATCTAAGTAACTTCTGTGCAGTGGGTGGTGGTAGAGGAGAAGCCAATACTGATTGGTCTAACCTCTGTGCATCTGTCCATCACACCTGTATGCAACCAGGAACATATGATGGGGACTTTGCAGTAAACCCTCATTGGCCAGGATTCAGTGGTCAATGGAACTGTCATTGTGGTCTGTCGAATACACAAACTTGCAGTGGTGGAGCCGCACTAATTGGAATTGGTAATAAAACGTACTCCAGTCACTGTTGGATGCGTTGTGGTTGCTGGATCGCACCATATGGTGCTGGTGGCCAAGGCGCAATGACTTCATATTGTGAAAGATGCTGCGGTCAAGGCGGTACTGGTGGATCTGGAATAGTACGTATCACATACATGTAATCAAGGGGAATCAATGGCCGACTACACAAGTTATAAAAAAATTAGTGGAGATCAACTAGATAGTGGAATCTTAGGATCTGCAAAATTTGCTTCATCCCCAACTTCAACATTTGGAGTAAAGTGGATCTATGGAACTGCGTGCCGATGTTCACCTGGATGTTGCTGCGCTTGGGTTGTTCCTACTGGAGTTAAGAAACTCTGGATCCAGGCTTGGGGTGCTGGTGGTAATGGAAATGGTGCATGTTCATGTAGTAGATGTCATCACTACAGAGGTGCTGGCGGTGGACTGTATAACAGTGTGATGTTAGATACCGCCGCTGGATGTACATATTCTGTATGTGCAGGTGGTGTGTATCCATGTCTTTCTAGAGAGTGTGCTGGATGTAACGGATGTACTTCATACGTTAATGGTTATAATTTAAGTAACTTCTGTGCATACGGTGGATCTTGTGGTCACGCCAACACTAGTTGGTCAACTGCATGTAATGCAGAATGGCACTGCTGTGTGGCTCCTACATCTAATGGTGGTCAGTTTGGTATGGGTAACCTACGAGACACTTGGTCTACTGGTGGACATGATACTTACCGTGGTTGGTGTCATTGTTGGGTTCAGATGCAAACACCAACTTCTGCTCCATTCATTGGAACTGATGTTCATATGTCAAATAGAGAGTGTTGGATCCGTTGTGGTTGCTGGATTGTTCCTTATGGTCATGGTGGTCAGGGCGCACACTCTTCATATTGTGGTTCAAGTTGCTGCGGACAAGGCGGTACTGGTGGCGGCGGACTCGTCAAAATCACTTACTTCTGATAAATAACTATTAAATAGGACTCCAAATGGCCAATTACGCTTCTTATAAACAGATTAGTAACTCCCAAATTGTTAATGGGTCTATTACTAACACTCAGCTAGAGAGTGGAGCATTCTCTAACTGGAATGTTAAGTGGATCTATGGGGATCCTGGAACATTGTCATCTGGTTGCTGTTGTCTTTGGACTGTTCCAACTGGAGTCCAAAAAATGTACGTGGAACTCTGGGGCGCTGGAGGAAATGGACATGGAACATGTTCATGTAACAGATGTTATAACTGGCATGGAGCTCAGGGTGGATACTATAATGCAAAAACTCTTTCCGTAACACCAACAAATCAATATACAGTATGTGCTGGTGGTGTTTATCGTTGTTGTTCTAGAGAATGTGTTGGATGTGATGGATGTGTTTCATATATGAATGGAACTGGATTATCTAACTTCTGTGCAATGGGTGGCACTAGAGGTTGTGCAACTAACTCTTGGTCCACAACTTGTAGTTCCACTATGGCTAAGTGTTGTATGGAACCTGGTGCTCATGGAGGAGACTTTGGAATGGGTAACCATGGTGGTGGTACTAGAAAAGGATACGGTGGTGATGGTATGTACTGTCATTGTTTCTTCAATGAGACTAGATCTACAGGAGCTCCATTTTTGGGTACTATGGCAGTGGCTAATACGGTTAGACATTGTTGGGTCCGTTGTGGTTGCTGGAGAGCTCCATATGGACATGGTGGTCAGGGTGCGATCACATCTTACTGTGAAAGATGTTGCGGACAAGGTGGAACTGGTGGCGGTGGTCTTGTTAAAATTAGTTATATGTAATTCTGGATGTTGTGGGGCAGGATGTCCCGATTGTCCATTTAGACCTCGGAAAGGGGTCTTTTTTTATGTTTTATTATAAATAACTGGGAAGGATGTTAACCTGAAAAAATCTAACCATGGCAACAGAAATTATTTCTCACGATTGGAACATGCCTGTTCCAAACGCTTTTCTAAGAGATCACTCATATTCCGAAGGCAAATCAAGAGCTGTCACTTACGATGGTCCTGACAAAATTTGGCTCCAAATTGGTGCCGATGGGACAGAAAAGTACGGTCCGTTAACCGAAGATGACCTTGCTGATGGGAGACCAATCCCAGCCGATGTAACTCAAATGTTTGAAGTGGATTGCACAGCGTATCCACTAATTTGTCAACTGAGGGGACCAGTCATCGATGAAAAAGAAGAAACACGAGACGTTGATGATGACGTTGCTCATCCAGATTGTCCCGATATGACTGCTCAAGGGTACAGACAATTTAAGTATAATCAGCATTTGTTTATCGAAGATCTTTATGACGCATCAACTGTAAAAGTTGTTGATGGAGTTCCAACAATACATGCATTTACTGTTCAGGAAAAACTCCTTGGCAGACCAACTGATTTGACCTGGGATGAGATTAGATCTCATAGAAATTCAATTCTTGATCAGACTGATGGTCAAATTGCAGATGACATGCCCGAGGACATGAAGAATTCTTGGAAAGCGTATCGTCAGAAGTTGAGAGATCTGCCAACTGAATTGGAAACTGCTGGTGTTTCACCAAATATAGCATACTACATGTTCCCAGACCAACCATTTTATACTGCACCTCCATCTGACCCAGAAGCACCTGCAGATGCAACTGCCGATTGGGCCCCTCCAGAGAGTGGTGTTATTAACGGTTGAGTTTAAGGTAGATATATAATATTATATTATATGGGAGCTAAGGCTCCCTTTTTAATGAGAAGAAATATGTTTGAACTAAATGAATCTCGTAAGACGACAGTAAAAAAAATATATGATCATTCTAAAAATGAACTAGGATATGTATGGAGATATGTAATTACTGTAGATGATTTCTATAAAGATCCTGATAAAGTGCGAGAAATTGCTCTTAATGGTACTCGCAAGACAGATAAGAAATATACGGGAAATCTTATAGGATCAAGAGTTGTTGAAAATATAGAAGGATTTGATGAGAATTTAAAATCAGTTTTTGAAAAAGCATGTCAATTTGATTTTTGGAATCCAGAGTACGATGATACTTTTTGGAGAGATACTAAATTTATGGTAAATATCACTAATGGGGATGATATTGAAAATAGATTTAATGAGAAAAAACATACCTATACATTCCATAAAGATTCAACCAATTATAAGTGGGCTGCAGTAATTTATCTCAATAAAGATGAAGAATGTGATGGGGGAACTAACTTTTATGCTTGGATGCCAGAAGATCCATCAGCCGTACCAAGATTGGAATATGAATCTGAAATGAAATACAATAGGATGGTATTATATGAATGTGGTCACATGCATGGAGCAGTTCTTAAAAGAGGTATGTTTACTGAGTTTCCAAGACTTGTGCAAGTATTATTCATGTAATTTTGGTAGACTAAATACATCAGAATAGATCATTCTTTATCATACTGTTTGGAGTTTTTTATATGAGATCCAAAGCATTTTTTGTCAATGGAGGAGCCGGTAGAGTGCTTTGCTCCATTCCTGCATTTGAAAAATATGCAGAAACCCATGATGATTTTATCATCGTTGCTGAAGGAGGAACAGACTTTTTTAAAGGTCATGCAACTCTAGATGGCAAAGTCTATGACATGTGGCACAAAAATTTGTTCCATGAACATTTGAAGCATAGAGACTGTGTTTCACCAGAACCATATAGAATGTGGCATTACTACAATCAAAAATGTAGTTTGGCACAAGCTTTTGATATGGAAATCAACGGTCTAGATGAACCGAGAGAACTTCCCAAACCAACTCTCAATCTCACTAAGATGGAGGTTATTGCTGGTTACAATATGATTCAAGAAGTTAAAGCAGTAACTGGTAAAGATAAGGTAGTAGTAATCCAACCTTTTGGTAGAGGAGTTCAGACTGTTGGCGAGTTTATTGCAGACGCTTCTTCAAGAAGTATGTCTCTAGTAAACACTGTAGATATTATTAATGATCTCAAAAAAGATTATGGTGTTATTGTCATGGCTGAACTTCAGTTTCCTGTAGAAGAAAATGAAGACAAGTCAAAATATAAAATTGCAAGACCTCAGATTGATGACATTAGGGTATGGGCTTCTGTCATAGACGTTGCTGATCATTTTATAGGTGTAGATAGTATCGGTCAACATATTTGTAAGTCTCTTGACAAAAAAGCAACTGTAGTTATTGGATCTACTTATCCAGTTAATATTTCTTATCCAGAGGATAGTAACTTTGATCTAATTGATATTGGTTTAGACAGAAGGAAATATTCCCCAATTAGATTGACTATGGATGAAACTATTGATCGTTATAATGATCAATCCATGGAAATGTCTGCGGAACAAGTCAAATCTATTTTACGTTCTGCTAGAAAACATTTAGGCAAACCCACTTCGTTTAAAGGAACTTATACGCCTCCACAAAGTACGGATTGTCCTACCTGTCCACCTGGAACTTCATCAACTCCTGCAGTTGCACCAGGAAGTACTGCAATGTTGCCAGGAAGTAGTACATTGATGCCACAACCTCAGTGGAATCAGCCACCTGCAAATATTGCAGAAAAACCCAAAAAACCAAAAGTAGGTTTCAAAAACGAAGTAAAGAATCTACTGAAAACTGATATTAATTGAGGTATTTAAATGTCACAATGGATTGCGGCTATTGCCCGAGGTCATAACTCAGGGCTCTGTCTTCTCAAAGATGGTGAAATTGTATTATCAATAGAAGAAGAACGACTTTCTAGGAACAAGTATGATGGAGGTCCATATGCGTGTATGACTAGAATTTTGGACTTCACAGATACTCTTGATTATCTCGTTATCGCACATACTCAACCACTGAGTGAGGCTGGTCAATGTGATTTCAGTGGAGATCCCATTTATGTTGCATTGGCAAGAAAGTTGGGACTAATCGATAGGAAAGCAAATCCACATCAACACCCACAAGTTATTGATTTGAGTGCAACTCACCATAAACTTCACGCAGCATGTGCCTTCTATAGGTCTGGATTTAGTCGTGCTGCAGCCGTTGTTGTTGATGGTGCAGGTACTTTTATTCCCATGAATATTAATGGGGAAAATGAAATGACTTGGGAATTGGAAACTCTATTTAATTGTGAGTATCCATCAGAATTTAAGACAATATATAAACATCAAGGCGGAAGAGGTCCATGGACATCTGTTCGATTTGAGGAGTTTAGTAGTAAAAGGGAAGGTGAGGAAGGAACTCATGAAATGATTCTTGATGATACTGCTGGTATTACTAAGGCATATGAAGCTGTAACACAGTATTGTGGGTGGTCTCCTATTGAAGCTGGTAAAACTATGGGTCTATTCCCCTATGGAAACCCCAATGATGATATTCCCGATGTGTATACCGATTATAATGGTGCCTCTGAGTGGAAGACATCCAATAGAGACCTCATTACACCAACGTATCCTAACGGTGCCCTAGTCAATCAGGGGCGGTTTAAATACCTTAAGACTGACTATGACTATGAAGGTGATATGACCCTCCTACAGAACCGTAGAGACATGGCATACGCTATTCAAGTAGAGTCTCAACAGATGGTTCTGGATCTCATTCGCAAAGTTGTAGGTATGACTGGTCAAACTAATGTAGTATTGACTGGTGGATATGCACTAAATTGTGTTGCTAACTATTGGTATCTTGAACAACTAAAAGATGAAGGTATTAATCTATTTGTAGAACCTGTAAGTAATGATGCTGGTACTGCAATTGGAGCTGCACTTCTCCAATACCATAGAGTAACTAAAGATGCACAAGTCCGTGAACCACTAAAAGATCTTTATACTGGATTTGAATACATGTATTCGACTGATCAAATTGTAGATACTGCAGATAAGTATAACTCCACAAGAGTTTTTGAATCTACAAACAAAGATGTAATTGATTTAATTACCAATAAAAATATTGTTGCTATCTTCCAAGGTAGATCCGAGGCTGGTCCCAGAGCACTAGGTAACAGGTCCATTCTTTATGATCCTCGTGATCCAGATGGAAAGGATTTTGTCAATAAAGTAAAAAATCGTGAATACTTCCGACCTTTTGCGGGATCAATCCTTAAAGAACATGTTCATGAGTGGTTTGATCTTCGTGGCATGGACGAAACCCCGTTCATGATGTATGCTGTTAAATGTCAGGATGGGATTGAAGAAAAAATTCCTGCAATTATTCATGTTGATGGTACTTGTAGGATTCAAACAGTCACTGAAGATCAAAATAAAAATTATTATGATTTGATTAAAGAATTTTATGAAGCTACTGGTTGCCCTATTGTCTTCAACACTTCTTTTAATTTGGGGGGCGAGCCTCTCGTTGAAACACTTGATGATGCTTGCAGAACCCTTTCTGAATCTGATATTGAATATCTCTACTTACCCGAACATGGGTTGATGATTGAGGCTAAAAATTAATGAAGACTGTATTTGTAAATGGCACGTTTGATATTTTACATCCTGGACATATAGAACTATTCCGAGTAGCGAGATCTCTGGGTGATCGTGTCATTGTCGCTACAGATAGTGATGTGAAGATCAAAAAAGATAAAGGTCAAACTAAACCCATAAATGATCTTTGTTATAGAATATCAATGCTTGAATCAATCAAGTATATTGATGCTGTCCACTATTTCAACGATCGAAAGGGATTGGAAGATCTTATCCGAGTTTATAAACCAGATATTCTCCTCTTAGGAAATGACTGGGAAAATGGTGATGTTGTTGGAAAAGATATTGTCAAAGACGTTAGATTCTTGCCAAGAGTTGGAGATTATTCTTCAAGCTCAATTATTAAAAAAATTCTAATTAATAACTTGGACTGATGGAATGTAATATATTAGTTATTGGGGACTCATGTGATGATGAATACATCTATGGAGATTGTTCTAGGTTAAACCCAGAAGGACCTATTCCTGTTCTAGACAAGACATGTACAGAAATAACACCTGGAATGGCATCAAATGTCAATGCTAATTTAAAATCTTTTGGTATCAGAACAAATCTGATTACCCAGAAAGAAAAAATTAAAAAAACACGATTTGTTGATAAGAAAAGTAATTATCAATTACTCAGAGTTGATACTACTCCTGAGGTAACTCCACTAAGTGCTTCTCAAATAAAAATGGCATTTATGCATAGTCAATATGATGCACTAGTAATATCAGACTATAATAAAGGTTTTCTTACGGATGAATCATTACGTATTATCTGCACATATTTTAAAGGACCAATTTTTATTGACACAAAGAAAACTAGATTATTTCAACAATCTAATGTTTTCTTCAAGATAAACAAAAAAGAATATGATTTACTTGATCGTGAATTTATGCCTCATGATACTAATTTAATTGTAACTTTAGGATCAAATGGATGTAAGTGGAGTGGTATTCATTTCCTACCAAGAAAAGTTAATGTATTTGATGTATGTGGTGCTGGTGATACCTTTCTTTCTGCCTTAGTGGTTGAGTTTATTCGCACAAAAAATATGCAGAAGTCTATTGATTTTGCAAATAAAGCAGCTTCTATTTCCGTAGAAAACTCGGGAACATATAAACTAACTAAAAATGACATTGTAAGAATTTATAATGAACGAGTTTAAGAAACCCAATCCAGTATTTTGGATGCCTTTTTTCATAGAAGAAATTGATATTAGTAAATTAGAATTCAAAGAAGAACCAGAATATACTCCAACTTTTATTTCTCGTACTCCAACTACAATGGGGGAAGATGAACTTACTCAAGAGTCATACAATTATCTTGGCAGGATTCTTTGGGAGTGTATAGGTCAATATACGGAGAAACCATTTTATATTGGTTCTGTTTGGCGTAACAAGTATGTGAAAACAGACTGGCAAGATCCACATATTCATTCTGGAGCTCAATGGAGTTTTGTGATTTATGTGGATGTTGAGGAATCTAAGACTGTTTTTCTTTCCCCAAGTAGACACAATCAAATGAATCAATGGGGACATCTAGGTCATGCGTTTCCTTTAGACTTTTCTCCAAAAATTTCTCCTGGAAATATTATAATTTTCCCATCATTCATTGAACACTTTGTTCCCCCTGGGAATGAAGGCATAACTATATCAGGTAACATTTATTATGATCAGCCTCCTGGAGGACCAGTATGAAGCAAGTTGGATTTCACTTATCCCATAACTCCTCAGTATCAGTTCTTTCTGAAGATGGGGACATTGAACTTTTCCTGGAAGAAGAAAGATTGTCTAGATTAAAATATGATAACGATCCATTTCATGCATGTAACATGGTTCTTGGTGGACTTACCATGGATGAGATTGAAAAATATGAAGTAGCAACATCTGCATTAATATCTAAAGACAAGCTGGGAGTAAGTACATTAGATCGTAGTAGTGATATGTTAATGATGTATGTTTCTAAATCATTAAAACTTCTACCACATGAACAAAACTCTTTTAAGTATGAAATAGTCAAAGAAAAATTTGAAAAGTTTTTTGATCATCACTTATTTCATGCTTATTGTGGATTCTATAATTCTGGATTTGATGATGCAGTTGTAGTTGTGGTTGATGGTATGGGAAACTTCATTTCTCCTGCAGAAGATAGGCATGAGGTTGTTTCCATATTCGATGCATCTTATCCATGTAATATGAATTTTTTAGGAGGGATGTCTACACCCTCTTATGATAGTTGTGATGAATCTGAACATAAAGGTGAGTGGACATGTGGAATTGGTATGATATACTCCGCAGTATCCTCATATATGGGTTTTGGTGGACTTGGGGCTGGAAAAGTAATGGGTCTTGCTTCATACGGTAAAGAAGATCCCAATATTAGATCTTTCCTTTCTGATGGATTTAATGTAGATTCAAATCTTTTTTATAGGTCTAAGTATGGATGTAATTTTATTCCATATGATTACTTACCTCATCATAGAGAAGCTGAAAATACTAAGAATCACTTTGAAAAATTATCTAACCTTGCTTGGAGACTTCAAGAAGATTTTCAGACTCATATGTTAAAAATTTTATTGGACGCTCTTGCAATATCGAAACGTAAAAATATTATTTTAACTGGTGGATGTGCATTAAACTGTTCTGCAAATTATTGGTATTTGGATAAGTTGCCAAAAGATGTTAAACTATATGTGGAACCTATTAGTAGTGATGCTGGAATTAGTATTGGACTATCTAAGGTTCAACATTATTCCCAAACTGGTTCCATGAAAAAATATCCACTTAAAAACTTATACTTGGGCCCCGAATGAGATATAATGTAGATATAGATGGCACTATTTGTATTCCTGGAAAAGGAGAAGGCAGATATATTGAAGCTGTGCCTATTACAGAAAGGATCTCTAAAATAAATGATCTATATATTAAAGGACATCAAATAATCTACCATACCGCTAGAGGTATGGGTACATTTAATAATGATCGAGAACAAGCTAAGGAAAAGTATTACGACTTCACTCACAAACAACTGTTGGAATGGGGATGTATGTTTCACGATCTTTTCTTAGGAAAACCTTCAGCTGACTATTACATTGACGACAAAGGAGTAAGTGCCCATGAATTCTTCGATACCTAGAGCAGCAGAACCAATTAAGTTCGTGTCCAAAGGATGGGGATATGAAAAATGGATAGTTAACTCAGAACAATATTGTGGAAAACTCCTCTTCATTGCAAAGGGGAAACAATGTTCTTGGCATTTTCATAAAAAGAAAGACGAAGTTTTTTACGTTCAAAGTGGAAAAATTAAAATCTACTATGGGTGGGATGACAATATTGAAGTCGCTAATGTATCTGTACTAGAAACTGGAGATAAGTTTCATGTTCCTATTGGAATGAAACATAGAATGTATGGTCTTTCTGATACTGAATTATTTGAATTTAGCACAGAACATTTTGATGAAGATAGTAATAGAATTAAACCTGGAGATTGATGAAAGCTGAAAAAATAACAGATCTAATTGTAGTTTTAAAAAATCATATCCCAGACGAAACCTGTGATGAAATATTGGAATGGTTTAAATCGAACAAACATCTCCAATCCGATGGAGTAGTTTATAATACTACTGAAGGAAAAGTCCCTGGACCTACTGTTAATAAAGATTTTAAAAATGCCATTCAAACTCTTGTTCCCCCAGAAGCATCAATATCCGATAAAATGACAGATATTACTATATCTGCACTTAGGGAAGCGAGTTCTAGATATCCAATCCCACCAGATAGCATAACACTGAATGATTATTGTGTTAGAGTTTATCCAAAGGATGAGGGTATATTTAAGTTACATGTTGATCAACATGCATTTGGTACAGTAAATAGGTTATTTGCTTGCATCATGTATCTCAATGATGTTGAGGAGGGCGGAGAAACAGAATTTCCAGATTGGAATGTATCAGTAAGACCAGAGAAGGGAAAAGTACTACTATTTCCATGCAATTATTTGTTTAGACATAAGGGAAATGTTCCCATTTCGGAAGAAAAATATATCGCTACAAATTTTATTAACTTTATGATACAAGATATTCCTCCAGTGTCTTGAGTCTATAGTTTAACCATTCCATATCTGCACAGGTATAATCTTGATACTTACCTTTTAGGTGATCGGGGAAAGGAATCATTTCGATTTCTCCCCCTTCTTTTTTAGCAACTAATTCTGCAACTCTCTGGAATGACATTGGTTTGCCAGTTCCAATATCATAGATTCCACTGGGAGCGTCATTATTCAGGACAATATTGACTACATCATTTACACATACAAAGTCCCGATAAAACTTATCCGATCCTTCAAACAATTTAAGTTTTCCCGTCTCTCTGATCTGTTTGGTAAATTTAGATACGGGACTAGCTTGATCTCCTTTATGATCCTCTCCCGTTCCATATACATTGAAATATCTAAATCCTTGAATGCTCTCAAACCGATCTAGATTGTCCAATACATAATAATCTATGATCAATTTGGAAATTGCATACTGATTCAAAGGATTTATCTTTCTACATTCTTTAGTTTGATTCCCATACACAGATGCAGAAGATGCGTACTTTACAGGAATTTTGTGTTCAATTGCGTGTGAAAGCAAATGAGCAGTAAAAGATTGATTGTAATGTGCAATCTTTACCCAGTTTTTTTCTGTTGTAGATGAGATTGCTCCATTATGAATTATTAGATCTACATTTTCCCATCCGTTAAATTTAGACAGAAATTTCCATGCGTTATCTATATCAATTCCAATAACATCATGTTCTCCTTCAGTTTCAAAATAGTTCTGAAAATGGGATCCAATAAACCCCTTATATCCAGTAATTAAAATCATCAGTATAATATCGTTGGAATAGGTAGAAATAATGATTGAGCGAGTCTATACTTACCAACCGTTTGATCAAAATGACCTGGATGTTGATATACACCATGAAGAAAATTGTCTGGATATACAATTAATCTATTGTATTTCATTTCTGCTAAGTGAACAAGTTCCCAAGGACCAACACTATCTCTTACGATGTCCTCTTTCCAGATCCCAGATTGGTCTATATCAACACAACTCATTCCCTTATAAGTATAAAATCCAGTGCCACCATGACATTCTTCTGGCGTGTTTAAATAAATTACACCTGCCCAACCTTTAATTAAATTTTTACTATCTATAGGAGAATCTATGTGTGGAATTGTATTCTGAGCTTCTGCAGTTACATTTACCGAGAATGTAAGTTGTTTGCATCCACAGATAAATCGTTCTTCTTCATCTTTTGACAATCCATAAACTGATTTGGCTATGTCAATCCAGATTGGAACTAAATGATCAAGATCAAAATTTGCGCTAACTCTACCACCTGGCACTCCTCCACAAATTCTTCGATTTAAAGTTGCAGGAATTCTTAGAGCCAAATCTCGAACCATATCGGGATTTTTATAGAAATTATCAATGTATACGATTGGCTTTTCTTCCCATCCCATTAACTCTACTCTTGCATCCAATTCATCATTGACTGCAAACGTTTCGATTTCATCTATTAAGTACTTTTCCATGAGATATAAATATGTTGAGAACCCTATGATTATTAGGAATGGCTAAGCCCTCCAGTAGAGAAGAATTGAAGCAATATTGCCTCAGGAAACTCGGAAAGCCAGTATTGGAAGTCAATGTCGATGATGATCAAATCGAAGACTTGATTGACGATGCAGTCCAATTATACCACGAAAGACATGGGGAGGGAATAGATAGAGTGTTCCTAAAGCATAAACTGACCAAAGAAGAAAGAACTGCTATGGTTGGAGTTGCTCAAACAACAACTGTTACTGATACTTTTGGCGGGATTTCTTCTGCAGATTATACAGAACAAGCTAACTACCTCCCATTACCAGACACTATTATTGGAGTTAATAAGATATTTAAAATGGACTCATCCACCTTATCGGCGGGGATGTTCAATATAAAATATCAACTCTTCCTTAATGATTTATACTACTACGGCGCAATAGATTTATTGAATTATAGTCAAACAAAATCATACTTGGAGACTATAGACTATCTACTTAATCCAGATGTTCAAATAAGATTTAACAAAAAGAACGGTAGATTGTATATGGATATAAATCTAAAAGAACTCACGGAAGATCATTTTCTAATATTAGATTGTTATAGAGTTGTAGATCCAGAAAGTGAAACTGCTGTATATAATGATTTATGGATTAAAAGATATACAACATCCCTAATTAAAAGACAATGGGGACAAAACCTTATTAAGTTTCAAGGAGTTAAACTTCCTGGCGGACTTGAGATGAACGGTAGACAACTGTTTGATGACGCTCAACGAGAGTTGGAAGATCATGAACAAAAGTTGATGACCGAATATGCCATGCCACCTTTAGACATTATAGGATAATGCCCCTAAATCCATTTTTCCTTCACGGTTCACCAAGCGAACAGAGATTGGTTCAGGACTTGGTTAACGAACATCTAAAAATGTTCGGTCAGGATGTCTTGTACATGCCTAGGAGGATTGTTAATGAGCAAACAGTTATTAAAGAAATAACTGCATCTAGGTTCGATGATAGTTTTAGACTTGAAGCTTACTTGGTTAACTTTGATGGATTTGGAAGTCCATCCGAAATTCTATCAAAATTTGGAGTTAGATCACAAGACGAGATACAATTAGTCATATCCAAAGAAAGATATGATGATTTTATATCTCCTCTATTGAAGTTGTGGCCAGAAGATGAAATTAAAGTTGCAACTAGGCCTCAGGAAGGTGACTTAATATATTTGCCACTAGATAATGCATTATTTGAAATTAAGTTTGTAGAAACAAAAGTTCCTTTCTATCAACTTAATGATCTATACATGTATGAATTGAGGTGTGAGATATTTGAATATGAAGATGAGATCATCGATCTTCCAGATACTCTTGCTGGTGTCAACGGTGATGAAGTTATGGAACCCATATCTATGGGTGGTCAAGTACTATCTCTTCAGTTGGCCAAGGATACTTATAGTAATGCAACTGCATCAGTGTCTCTTGCATCTACAATCTTTGGAACAAAGTCCGTACAATATATTCAATTATTCAACGATGGTAATTATAAAGCAACACCATCAGTATATGTTTCAAAACCAACCAGAGGAAATCAATCTACTGGTATTGCAACTGCGGTCAATGGTCGTGTAAAAACAGCAACCATAGATTTTGCTGGAACAAATTACATTCAAATTCCTCAAGTAACCTTTACTCCACCAAATAGAACAGTTGCAACACAAACTAAGTTTGGCAATAATTCACTATATCATAGTACTGCTCAGGATACAGAAACATCTAAATTTGAGTTTGTATCTAATATCGACTCAAGAGATACTGAAGATGGGAGATTGTCTTTGAGTATGTGGTTTTATCCAACTACCTTTGAACCAAATCCATCTTATGGCGGAGTTATTTTATGGTCCGATAGAATCAAATTATATCATAGAGAATCTGGTACGGTAGTATTTGCTTCTGGATCAACTGCTATTGAAAATCCAAATCCTCTTACACTGAATGCATGGAACTTCATTAGAATAGAACAACATGGTTCTAATGCCAAACTCTGTGTGAATGGCAATCCTGGATCTGAGTATAGTAATGCAGACCCAATCATGTTCTTTGCGAGCAACCAATTACATTATGGTGCAGATGCTTCTGGTCTAGGTAAACTAGACACAATCAATGATGGATATATTGGATATCTGGATCATGTGACTCTTAATATTACTGGGGATACTTCTTTCAGAACTGCTAGTGAAGCTCTTATTCCAACAACAACATCAGAACAAGAAATAGATACACCGACATCTAAGACATCTCAGTTCGTTGAGAACCTGAATAATGAATATCCAGAAGTGTATGCCTCTCTTAATGCTGATAGAGAAGTATCTGGACTACAAATTGTTTATGGTGGTAGTGGATATGTTTCCAGTCCATTGATGACTATTGAGAAACCAGATCTTGGTCAACAGGCAACTGCAGTTGCTATTATGACCAGTAGGACTGGTGTTTCTAATTACGCTATTGATAGAGTTCTAGTAATCAATCCAGGAACTGGATATACTACACCTCCAGATATTACTTTCAGTAGAGGTAAACCAACATCGGTTGCTATTGCTACCGCAATAGTTTCAACTGGTGTTTTGGGACCAGTAACAATTGATGCAGGTGGATTCGGATATGGATTCACCCCAACAGTTGGAGTTACATCAGTATTCATTCCACAGTCCAGTAATACCTCAGATCTAATTAAAAACGCACAGGCAGAATCAGTTGTAAGTACTGGATCTAGTGTCTTTCAAATTAGATTCTCTAATGCAGGAACTGGTTACACTGCGGTTTCTCCATTAGTAGATATTCAAGAAGTTGTAAATCCATTCTTTGGCGATTTCTTAATTGGAGAATCTGTGAGAGGAGTTTCTAGTGGCACAAGCGCACTTGTTGCTTCTTGGGATTCTGGTAATAGAATCTTAAAACTTGGCAATGTAACTGGAGATTTCCAGTATGGAGAAACGATCGTTGGTGCTGCAGCAAGTTATACTGTGGCTACTGCCAATTCTAATTTTGAAAACAATGAGTTTGCTTCCAATGATGATATCGAATTTGAAGCAGATAGCATCATTGATTTTACAGAAAGAAATCCTTTTGGGGAAGTCTAAATAATTAAAAATACTGTATCATGTTAACTTCCCATTTTTATCACGAAATTATTAGAAAGATAATTATTTCTTTCGGAACTCTTTTTAATGGGATAGAAATAAAACATCAAGATAAAAATGACAATACATTTAGTGTCTTTAATGTTCCAATCTCTTATGGACCAACTCAAAAGTTTCTAGCACGACTAGAGCAAAGTAGAGATTTAAGATCTCCAGGTAAACCAGCTGGTGCGATTACATTACCTAGAATGTCATTTGAAATGATCGGAGTTGAATATGATTCTAGTAGAAAAATTTCTACTATGCAAACTTTTAAGGCTGTTAATAAAGATACAAACAAATTGATTAAGGGATATATGCCTGTCCCATATAATATTAATATGCAATTGAGTATACTAACGAAACTCAATGAAGATGCTCTCCAAATATTAGAACAAATTTTACCTTATTTTCAACCATCATTTAATCTAACAGTTAATCTTACTAATACAATTGGAGAAACTAGAGATATTCCAATTGTATTAGAAGCAATTCAGATGGATGATAATTATGAAGGAGACTTCTTAACCAGAAGAGCTTTAATTTATACTTTGAATTTTACTTGTAAAGCATATCTTTACGGACCCATTAATGCAACTACTGATGGACTCATCAAGAAAGTTCAGGTTGATTATATGCAGGGAACTGATAATCTCAAAACTCCAGATAGACAACTTAGATATACTGCTGTCCCTATTGCTATTAAAGATTATGATAATGATGATACTGCCAGAACTGGAGAAGTATTTAATGATCAAGTAACTGCATTTACTGTGTCTGATGCAACTCCGTTTGTTTCTAATAGTTACATTCAAATTGATGAAGAAGTTATGAGAATCAAGTCCAAGAGTGGACAACGATTACATGTAGAAAGGGGAGAATATGGAACTGTTGCTGTACCCCACGATATCGATGTTCAGATTAATGCAATTACCATTCAAGATGATGCATATGTAGAAGCAAATCTAGATGAGGATGATTTTGGATTTGGTGAAACAAGAACTGAATATCAGGATGGACAAGTTTATAGTATCAGTCAGAGTAGAGATAGTGACTTATGAGCAAGAACTTTGATACTATTGACGAGTCCCTAGACATTACTCCTTCGGAAGTATTGCCCGAGGAAAAACCTGTCGTCAAAAAGAAACCTGTGCGAGAAGAAAAACCAGATATTGATAGAGACTATGAGTATACTAGGGGTCATCTATATTCTTTGATTGAGAAAGGACAGGAAGCAATTGATGGTATTCTTGAGTTATCACAAGAATCAGATTCACCTAGAGCTTATGAAGTTGCTGGACAACTAATAAAAAATGTGGCTGATACCACAGATAAATTAATGGACCTTCAGAAGAAACTGAAAGATGTCAATGAGGAATCGAAAAGAAGCCCTACTAATGTCACTAATAATGCATTGTTTGTTGGAAGTACAGCAGATCTACAAAAGATGTTGAAACAAGCATCTAAAGATAACCAATCTAAATAATCATATAGATGCCTCAGAAATATGAAATCTTTCCAAACATTTCTAGGTGAAGGTGTAGACCGAATTGCTATGTATGGAAATTACTATACTATTAATTTAGTTTTTAGAGGATCAACTAAATCTCTTCAAATGTTCTTTCCACAAAGAGGAAGACCTATGAAGAAAGACGTTCAGTCTGAAGTTGATAAGGTATATCCTGGAGCAAAGGTAATCTATTTCTATCCTGCGGTAAAAGATCCCAGAGAACCCCTTTTTGTGGTAAACCCCTGAATTAAGTTATGGCTGATAATGGTGTATATCTTGGTAATCCAAATCTCAAAAAATCTAATGTTTCTATTGAGTGGACTCAAGATCAAGTTAAAGAATACTTAAAGTGTAAGGAAGATCCTTTATATTTTGCAGTTAATTATGTGAAGATTATCAGTCTTGATGAAGGACTGGTTCCGTTCAAAATGTATGATTTTCAGGAAAAACTTGTAAAAAATTTCCATGATCACAGATTCAACATTTGTAAGATGCCTCGGCAGTCGGGAAAGTCAACAACTGTTGTTTCATACCTCCTTCATTACGCACTCTTTAATGATAGCGTTACTATTGGTATACTTGCAAACAAAGCTGCAACTGCCAGAGAACTGTTAGGAAGACTTCAAACTGCTTATGAGGCATTACCTCATTGGATGCAACAGGGTATTGTTGCATGGAATAAAGGTTCTATGGAGTTGGAAAACAAATCAAAGATTCTTGCTGCATCGACATCTGCTTCTGCTGTACGAGGTATGTCTTTCAACATTATCTTCCTCGATGAGTTTGCGTTCATTCCAAATCATATCGCAGAAGAATTTTTCAGTTCTGTATATCCCACTATTTCATCTGGTAAATCTACAAAAGTTATTATCGTTTCTACCCCAAAGGGTATGAATCATTTTTATAGATTGTGGCATGACTCTGAACTTGGTAGAAATGAATATGTAAACACGGAAGTTCATTGGTCAGAAGTTCCTGGTCGAGATGATGCTTGGAGAGAACAAACTATAAAAAATACATCGGAATCTCAGTTCCGAGTTGAGTTTGAGTGTGAGTTCTTAGGATCCGTAGATACTCTAATAGCGCCTTCAAAATTGAAGTCGATGGTATATGATGTACCAATAAATACTGCAAAAAATGGTGGAGAGATATACTGTCACTCAATAGAAAAACATAATTATATTATTACGGTTGACGTTGCTAGAGGTGTAGAAAAAGATTATTCTGCTTTTATCGTATTTGATACAACAGAGTTTCCGTATAAGGTTGTTGCGAAGTATAGAAATAATTCCATTAGACCAATGTTATTCCCAAATGTTATTTGGGAATTTGCAAAAGCATATAATGATGCATACATTTTATGTGAAGTAAATGATATTGGAGATCAAATTGCAGCAACTCTTCAATACGATTTGGAATATCAAAATTTACTCATGTGTTCTATGCGAGGTCGAGCTGGACAATTAGTTGGTCAAGGATTCAGTGGAAAGAAGACTCAGTTGGGTGTCAAGATGTCCAAGACTGTTAAAAAAATTGGATCGTTAAACTTGAAGACAATGATAGAATCTGATAAATTATTGATATCAGATTATAATATTATTGCAGAACTCACAACATTTATTCAGAAAAATAATTCATTTGAAGCTGAAGAAGGATGTAATGATGATCTCGCTATGTGTTTGGTTATCTTTGCTTGGTTAGTCCAACAAGACTATTTCAAAGAAATGTCTGATGATGATATTAGAAAAAGAATCTATGACGATCAACGAGATCAAATTGAACAGGATATGGCTCCGTTTGGATTTGTAAGTGACGGAATTAACGAAGAGACATCGTTTGTTGATTCAAGTGGCGATAGGTGGCATACTGATGAATATGGTGATGTATCACATATGTGGAACTATCGATAATGAATTTAGATGATGAGTTTGTGTTGGGACATCTTCTCCTAAATGAACGGAAATGTAGATCTTGTGGAGAAGTAAAAGACCTTCTGACAGACTTTTATAGAACAAGAAAAAACCGAACTATAGCTTCTGCATATTCATATGAATGTAAGGACTGTACTAAAAAAAGAATAAAAAGATATAGGAATAGTACATCCAAAGACACTTCGATATATCCAGACTGGTAAAGAGTTCATGCAATGTTTCCCCACTTGAAAACTAGCAAATTCTAAATAATAACAGATAAAAAATGGACTTCTTAAAGAGGAACTACAATGTCATTAAATTTAGTCTCCCCAGGCGTTAAGGTAAGAGAAGTTGACTTAACTATTGGACGCATTGATAATATTAATGATCAGGTGGGTGCCATTGCTGGTCCTTTTGAAAGAGGACCCGTAGACGTACCACTACTAATTGAAACTGAAAACGATCTTACACAAACGTTTGGTAAACCACTATCTACCGATTCCCAGTATGAGTACTGGATGAGTGCTTCATCGTATCTTTCTTACGGTGGTATTCTAAGAGTCATTAGATCTAGTCACCCAACTCTATCTAACGCCAACGTTGCACTAGCGGGGGGATCCCTGGCTGGTTTGCAAATTAATTCCTCTGAGGATTATACAAATAATCACAGAGAAGATATCAGCTGGACATATGCATCCAGAAACCCAGGTTCTTGGGCTAATGATCTTAAAGTTTGCACAATCGACTCTTCTGCTGACCAAAGACTTGCAATTGGTACAGATGGTCTCCAGGTAGGATATGCAATCACTGCTGGTTTCTCAACATCAGTAGCACTAAGTGATGGTACTGTTGGAGTTAAGACAGGATATCTTAAAGGCGTCATTACTTCGGTTAACGCATCTTCAGTTGATGTTAAGATTCTATCAGAATATGACGTTTCCAATGACAAATGGTCTGAAACTGATTATCAAGAAGGAAGCACCACAAAATCATTCCTCGGATACGATGAAGGACAGGAGGCATACGTTAGTGGTATCAATACTGCTTACTTTAACAATAGAAACCTTTACAGAATATTTGATAACGTAGGTGATCAAATTGGTATTGAAAGAACTAGATTCCAAGCAACTGTTGGTATCGGATCCACAATGATTGGATTTGGATCTGACTTAGACAACTCCAAAATTGCGTTTGGCGATAAGGTAAAGTCGGTCAATGGAAATTACGAAGGAACAGTTATTGGATTCACTACAGAAGGTGATTCAACTACTGCAGTCATCATGGATGTTGCAGCTTCAGTTTCTTTCGCTAATACAGACTTCATTGTTAAGACGGGTATTGGTAGTGGACTTACCTTGAGACAGGGCAATACTGCAACAGACTGGTACAATACACAGACTCTTGGACTAGAAAACCAGACAATTTTCTGGAAGTCTCTTGCTGAGAAACCTGCAACGTCTGGATATGCTGCAGAAAGAAGTTCCAGATTTGATGAGATACATGTTGTCGTTGTTGATGACACTGGCAAAGTAACTGGAAGCGCAGGAAACATTGTAGAAAAGTGGGTTGGTCTTTCTAAGGCTTCCGATGCAAAAATTTCTCCAAGTACAGATATTTACTACAAGAACTATATTGCACAGTATTCACAAGACATCTTTGTTGGTGCTGCACAAACTGGCGGATCACTTAAGTTCAATATGTTGGGTGGATACACTCTGGATGCAAGTGGTACATGGGGACAAGAAGCACAGGGAGTAACATATAACGGTGCTGGAGCTAACACTTACTCTCTTGGTGGTGGTAGTGATTATGGTGGTGTTGGAGTTTACAAGTGCAATCTATCCGATGTAATTACTTCATATACTATCCTCGACAACCCTGCAGAGTATTCTGTTAATTACATCCTTCAGGGTCCCTCATCAGGTACTACTGTCTTCGAGGCACAAGCCAAGGCAAACAAATTGATTCAGATTGCAAATACTCGCAAAGATTGCATTGCGTGTATATCTCCATACAAACCTGATGTTGTTGGAATTAGTGATTCTGATCAACAGACAAATAACATCATTAACTTCTATGATAGTTTGACTTCCAGTTCTTATGCTGTATTTGACTCTGGTTACAAATATACATTCGATAGATTTAATAATTCTTTCAGATATGTTCCTTTGAATGGTGATACTGCTGGTCTCATGGCAAGAACTTCAATCAATTCTTTCCCATGGTTCTCTCCTGCAGGTTCACAAAGAGGTTCGATCAATAATGCTGTTAAACTGGCATACAACCCATCACAGGCACAGAGAGATCTTCTATATCCCAAGAGAATTAACCCAGTGATATTCTCCCCTGGTGCAGGAATGGTTCTCTATGGTGATAAGACTGCTCTTAAAGAAGCATCTGCATTTGATAGAATTAACGTTCGTCGTTTGTTCCTCACTATTGAACAAACAATAGAGAGAGCTGCAAGAGCACAACTCTTCGAGTTCAATGACATTCTCACAAGAACTAACTTCTTGAATATTGTTGAACCATATCTTCGTGATGTTAAGGCGAAGAGAGGTATCATTGATTTTGTTGTAATTTGTGATGACTCTAACAACACACCAGATGTTGTCGATTCTAATCAGTTCAAGGCTGATATCTTCGTAAAACCAAATAGATCAATTAACTTCATTGGTCTGACATTCGTTGCGACACGCTCGGGAGTCAGTTTTGATGAAGTAGTTGGTAATGTTTGATCCGTCTCACTAAATAACAGTATAAGGAGTTAATTAGCCATGCCCAGTTCAAAGTCATTTAACCCACCATTGGTAGGGAATAGGACTATTGAGGATTTCAAGGCTCGACTATCTGGAGGGGCCGCCCGCCCCAATTTGTTTGAGGTTGAACTTGCTTTCCCAAGCTACGTCCAAGTCCCTACGGAATCTGTTGCCAATTCTAGATTTCTAATCAAGGCTGCTCAATTACCAGCCTCGAATATTAACGTCATCGACGTTCCTTTCAGAGGAAGAAATCTTAAGATTGCAGGTGACAGAACATTTGATGTCTGGACTATTACAGTCATCAATGACGTTACATTCGATCTACGAAATGCATTCGAGCAATGGATGAATGGCATCAATAAGCATGATAATGCTACTGGTGTTATTAATCCAACTCAATATCAGAAAGATGCAGTTGTATATCAACTAGGAAGAAATACTAGAGCTTCTACTGGTAGTTTTCCAGCTAGTATTGATAAAGCAACATTAGGTGCTGGTGATAAGTATCCAGTCCTGAAAAAATATGTCTTCCATGGTTTGTTCCCAACAAACGTTAGTTCCATCGAACTTTCTTACGATAACTCCGATACTATTGAAGAGTTTACTGTAGACATGCAAGTTCAGTGGTGGGATGCATATACTGGAGATAATGTTAACCTCTTTGGTACAGAAGAGGAACCAGTAACTACTGCCGATTCTCAGAGTGCTTAATTCTCATTGAATAAATACATTTGATGATGCCTTAAGTGAATCTAAATGGCTAGGTTGTTTGGTTTTAAAATTGAAAAAGAAGACGATACTTCAAAGAGTATTGTTTCTCCTATTCCAAAGTCCGATGAGGATTCGTCGGACTTTTTTGTCAGTAGTGGATTTTATGGTCAGTATGTAGATATCGATGGTGTCTATAAATCTGAATTTGATTTGATAAAAAGATATCGAGAAATGGCATTGCATCCTGAGGTGGATAGCGCCATTGAAGATATTATAAATGAGGCTATTGTCTCTGATCAGAACGATTCTCCCGTTCAAATTGATCTATCAAATCTTCCTGGTTCGGAAAAACTTAAGGATCTTATCCGATCGGAATTTAAAAAAGTTAAGGAGGTCATGGACTTCGACAAGAAGTGTCATGAAATTTTGCGTAACTGGTATGTAGATGGAAGAATTTTCTACCATAAAGTTATTGACTTAAAAGCACCTCAAGAAGGTATTCAAGAAGTACGTTATATTGACCCCCTAAAAATTAAGTACGTTAGAAAGTTAAAGTCAAAGGAGAATGCACAACAACTAGCGCAAAGAGTTCAAGATACTTCCAATCCATTAAGCCCAGAGATTGAAGAGTATTATCTGTATGATCCAAATACTCAAGCAGCAAAAAATAATATAGGAGCTATCGGACAACCATTTAGTAATTCAAATAGACCAGTAAAAATTGCAATTGACGCAGTAACATTCTGTCACTCTGGTTTAGTAGATAGGAATAAGCAAACGATCATTTCATATCTACACAAAACTATTAAAGCACTCAATCAACTTCGCATGATTGAAGATAGTCTTGTAATTTATAGATTGTCTCGTGCTCCCGAAAGAAGAATTTTCTATATTGATGTTGGTAATCTGCCAAAGATTAAAGCCGAACAATACTTGAAAGATGTGATGAGTCGTTATCGCAACAAACTAGTTTATGATGCATCGACTGGTGAAGTCCGAGATGATCGTAAGCATATGAGTATGCTTGAAGATTTTTGGTTGCCTCGTCGTGAAGGTGGTAGAGGAACAGAGATTACAACTCTTCCTGGTGGTCAAAATCTGGGAGAACTTGCTGATATTGAATATTTCCAGAAAAAATTATATAGATCACTAGGTGTTCCAGAATCTCGTATTGCTGGATCTGGAGAAGGTTTCAATCTTGGTCGTTCCTCAGAAATCTTGCGAGATGAAGTTAAATTCACTAAGTTTGTTGGACGTTTAAGGAAAAGATTTTCTGGTGTTTTTAGCGACATGCTGAAGACACAACTTATTCTGAAAAATATTGTTACACCTGAAGATTGGGAAATTCTTTCCGATCATATTCAATATGACTTCGTTTACGATAATCACTTTGCGGAATTAAAAGAGACTGAACTACTTAATGAAAGACTTGGAACTGCTGCTGCAGTTGATCCATATCTTGGAAAGTATTTCTCTCTTGAATATGTAAGGAGAACTGTTCTCAAACAAAAAGATGAGGAGATGGTCGAGATCGACAAACAGATGGCACAAGAAATTAAAGATGGTAAGTTGATTGATCCTATGGAAGTTCAACAACTTGAAATGGGTATTGGTGCAGGTGAAGATCTTGGATCTCCAATAACAGAACCAGGTATTGATGGTTCTGCAGTAGAAGCTGATGGGTCAGCTATTGAGATGCCCAAGGGAGGGGAAATATAAATACTTCTAGTTTGTAGTTAATTTATCTGTTATGGATGACCTTATTGATTTGATTGTGAACAATGACTCTCCCACAGAGATTCATTCTAAGATCAAAGATGTTTTATTTGCAAAGTCTGCAGAAAACATCGAAACCATTCGTCCAGCTGTTACAGCTGATGCGTTTGGAGGACCCAATCCTTGGGTTGATCAGTTAGATGATGCAGAACCAGAAACTTCCGATGATGAAGTAGAGGTATCTGCAGAACTTGAAACACCTGCCGAGGAACCAGAAGAAGAATGAAACTTATTACCGAAGAAATCGAATCAGCAAAGGTCCTTGTCGAAGAAAAAGACGGCAAGAAATCTATGTTCATTGAAGGTATTTTCCTTCAAGGAAATTTGAAAAATAGGAATGGTCGTTTCTATCCTGTTGAAACTCTGGACAAAGAGGTAAACAGGTATATGGAGCAGTTTGTTTCTAAAGGGCGTGCTCTTGGTGAATTAGGACATCCCGATGGACCAACTGTAAATCTAGATAGGGTTTCTCATAAAATTGTAGACCTCCATAAAGAGGGACATAATTTTATTGGAAAAGCTAAACTTCTTGATACTCCTATGGGCAAAATTGCTCAGTCATTGATTGACGAGGGTGTTCAACTGGGAGTTTCTTCTAGGGGAATGGGAAGTTTACGTGATACAAGTGAAGGATATAAAGTAGTTGGTGAGGATTTTATGCTCGCTACCGCTGCTGATATTGTCGCAGATCCTTCTGCTCCTGATGCTTTTGTTAACGGAATCATGGAAGGAGTTGAATGGATTTGGGATGCAGGTCTCCTAAAGGCACAGTCTCAAATTAGAGAAGCAACAGTTCAAGAAACCGTTGCGGTAATTGAGAAACAACCTGAAGAAATTGTCGATCAGGCAATTAAAGAAACTAAAAAAACTATAAATAAATTTGTTGATCAAAAGAGACTGGACGAGAAGAAGTTGGAAATATTCCAAAACTTCTTATCAAATCTCTGAATTTAATAAATAAATACAGATTACGATATCTACAACGATTAAAAACGGAGAGTTCAAATGTCTCGTGGAGATTTACAAGAAATGGAAGTAGGCACTAAGCAATCCAAAACCGCTGTCAATAGTGGTGCTGCGGCTGGTGATTCCATGCCCAAAGCACCTAACTATGTTCCCGACAACGTTGCCGTTGAGGATCTCGGTGGACCTACCCCCGAGAATTCTAGACCAGACGATAATTCTAACGCGCTTAAAACTCCTACACAGACTATTAAGCAAGTCAAGGATGTAGTCAACAAAGGCGCAAAACCTGCTGAATCAATGCCCAAAGCACCTAAGTACGCTGAAGAGACCGAAGCATCTACTGAAGAAGTAATTGCTGAGGAAGATCTGACCGAAACCGAAGAAAGTATCATTGACATCGATGCTGCAATTGCAGAAGATGTTGAGGCACTCTTGGGCGGTGAAGAACTCTCAGAAGAATTCAGAGAAAAGGCTAAACTAATCTTTGAAGCTTCGCTTACCGCTAAGATCACAGATATCGAAAATCAAATTCAAGAGGCTTACGAAACTAAACTAGTCGAAGAAGTTGGAACAATTAAGATTGAACTTACTGAAAGACTGGATTCGTACCTCGAATATGTCGCTGAAGAATGGCTTGAGGAAAACGCTCTCTCCGTTGAGCGTGGAATCAAGACAGAAATGACCGAATCATTCCTTGAGGGAATGAAGGGTCTATTTGAAGAACATTATGTATCACTTCCTGAAGATAGATATGATGTACTTGAGAGCATGGTAGACAAACTTGATGAAATGGAGACCAAACTCAATGAGCAAATCGAAAGAAATGTTGCTCTGAATAGTAAGCTGTCGGTATCGACTGCTGAAACTATTATGAATACCGTTGCAGAAGGACTTGCAGTTTCTCAGAAAGATAAACTCGCAGTTCTTGCAGAAGGTGTTGAGTTTGAAAGTGAAGAAAGCTATCGTGAAAAACTAGAAACACTGAAGGAGTCTTACTTCTCTAGTAACACTAGTTCTTCCAAGACGACAGAGACTCAAGTTCTTAAAGAAGAAGCAGAATACGTAGAACCAACAACTGGATCTATGGCTGCATATCTAAGAGCACTCTCTAACGTCAAGCAGTGATTTAGAGATTATTAATTTCAAACATAGGAATCCAAAATGCAACAACACATTAATTACCAACAGCTTACTGAAAAGTGGGCTCCTCTACTAGACCACGAAGGGTCTGGTGCTATCAAGGATAACCATAGACGTAATGTCACCGCTGTTCTTCTTGAGAACCAAGAGCAAATGCTCCAGGAAGAATCATCTTTCCTGAGTGAAGCCTCACCTACCAACTCTGCTGGAACAGGTGGATTTAGTGGTTCTTCGACAGCAGCTGGTCCTGTCGCTGGTTTCGACCCAGTACTGATCTCTTTGATCAGACGTGCAATGCCCAACTTGGTCGCTTATGACCTTGCAGGCGTACAACCAATGAGTGGTCCTACTGGACTAATCTTTGCAATGCGCTCCCGCTACACCAATCAGAGTGGTACTGAGGCACTGTTCAACGAGCCCGATACCGCATTCTCTGGTCAGGATAGTGATCAGTCCCTTACAGGTGGACAAACCGACCAGGCTGCTGGTTTCGGTACAGGTTCACAGTCAGGTTCTAACCCCTCAGTTCTGAACCCCGTTGGTTCCGCAACAACCTCTGCCTACAACGTAGGTCAGGGTATGGCAACTGGAGAGTCAGAAGCTCTCGGTGATGCCGCTGCTAATGCCTTCCAAGAGATGGCATTCTCGATCGAGAAAGTCACTGTAACCGCCAAGTCAAGAGCTCTGAAAGCAGAGTACTCCTTGGAACTGGCACAAGACCTTAAGGCAATTCATGGTTTGAATGCTGAGGCTGAACTCGCAAATATTCTCTCCACAGAGATTCTTGCTGAGATCAACCGCGAAGTCATTCGTTCCATCTACAAAGTTGCTGAACAGGGTGCAACTCTTAACACCGCTACCGCTGGTGAGTTCGACCTCGATGTTGACTCTAACGGACGTTGGAGTGTTGAGAAGTTCAAGGGTCTACTTTTCCAAATCGAAAGAGACGCTAACGCAATCGCACAAAGAACTCGTAGAGGGAAGGGCAACGTTGTTCTGTGTTCCGCAGACGTTGCATCCGCACTCACGATGGCAGGTATCCTGGATTACACTCCTGCACTCAACGCTAACCTTAACGTTGATGACACTGGTAATACTTTCGCTGGCACACTTGCTGGTAAGTATAAGGTCTACATCGACCCATTTGCTGCAAACAATGCTGCAAACCAGTACTACGTTGTTGGTTATAAGGGTTCTTCACCTTATGACGCAGGTATGTTCTACTGTCCTTATGTTCCTCTCCAGATGGTTCGCGCCGTTGGACAGGACACCTTCCAACCCAAAATTGGCTTTAAGACCCGCTACGGCATGGTCGCCAATCCATTCGCGGAAGGAACCACTCAGGGAATGGGTAGACTCCTCGCTAACTCTAACCGTTACTACAGAAGAGTCACCGTCAAGAACCTCATGTGATTCAAGGTTCACATCTTACCAAAGACCCTTCGGGGTCTTTTTTTATGCCTTTTTATAAATAGGGCTGCTTTTAAATGATTGAAATGTGGGACGACTAAGTGAGTTAATTAATTCAACATCGGAGGTTAAGATGTCAGATGAACCTAAAGTAAGTAGTAAGGTATCGGGATTGAAAGTAATTGCAGGAACTGTTGGCGCAATTTTTGCTATAGCGCATATCGGGTTGTTAGGTTACATTGTAAGAAAACCAGAACCACCTAGAGTTCCACAAATTCCAACTATCAATATCCCCCGTGGTGATTACTCATCGTACACTATTAGAGCTGGTAAAGATGGATATGAAATCGAATATCGTGCTGATGATCCTAAGGTTTTAGAATCACAAAGATCATCATCTTCCGATGTGAATAAGAAAGGATTATTTGGTGGTAAGACTGAAGTCAGAAATGAATGGCGCCGTGATCAGTTTACTAGAGAAGGAACCCGTAATATGGGTCCAGGAGGCGCTGTGGCAGACGGCGAGGGAAAGTCTGCAAAAGACATCGCGTGTATCGTGGCGGACGCTGGAGCACGGTCTCAGGGTGCAATGGCGGGTAGTGCAATTGCTGCTGGTGTTGCTGTTCCTGCTGTTATGGGTATTCCCTACGTGGGTTGGTTGGCAGGAGGATGGGCTCTTCTGTTAGGACAAAAAGCAGGATCCAGTCTCGGTTCTCAAGTTGGTACGGTATTTAATGACTGCTAAATACTAATATGAACTGTATTTAATTCCATGGTTAGAGAAAGTGGGCTATCCAAATGGGATAGGGAAATTAAAAATAAAAACTTTTTATCCCCAACTGGATTTAAATTTAGTTTGGAAAAAGCACCTAAAGTGGATTTTTTCGCCAACTCGGTGAACATTCCAGGCATTAATTTAGGAGTAGCAGTTCAATCAACTCCTCTTAAGGATTTGATGATTCCTGGAGATAAGTTAGTATACAGTGATTTCTCCATTCAATTTATGGTGGATGAAAATATGGAGAACTATCTAGAAATCCATGACTGGATGAGAGGTCTTGGATATCCAGATAGTATGGGAGAAGCATTACCATTCATTATTGGAACTGGAGTAGATCCCATAGCAGGTGCTTTTTCTGATGGAAGTCTTCTCATTTATAGCAGTTCATTCACTCCAATTACTAAAGTAAAATTTAAAGACTTATTTCCTACAGCGTTGTCTCCAGTTCAATTTGACGCTAAGGCAACTGATATAAATTATATTATGGCGGAAGCCACATTTAAATATACCATCTTTGATATTGAGAGTTTATTGTAGTATGAATATTGAAATGATTGAGAATCTTTGGGAAAAAGATTCTAAAATTGATAATGATGATCTTCATTTAGAGTCAACAAAAATTCCATCCTTACACTCAAAGTATTACAAAATTTATAATAATATTCTCGTTCTAAAAAAAGGACAAGAAAATAAATTTAAAGTGTTGAGGAGAGAGAAGTGGGAGTACTACTCAGGAAAATCAAAGCCAGAAATATACGTAGAAAAACCATTTGATTTTAAAGTATTAAAGTCGGATATTGATAAGTATCTAGATTCTGATGAGGAACTCATTAGATGTCTGACTAAAATGGAATACTATCAGATGTTGTTAGATTACTTAGAAAGTATTATAAAAGTAATTCTAAACAGAACCTACCAAATTAAAAACGCTATTGAGTGGCAGAGGTTTATAAGAGGTTATGACTGATTTGATCATTGAAAAAAAGAATGAGGTTTTTCTTAAAATCCAAGCAGAACCTCATGTCAATCAAGAACTTGCAGATCATTTTACATTTGAAGTTCCTGGGGCAAAATTTATGCCTCAGTATCGCAGCAAGTATTGGGATGGGAAGATTCGATTATTCTCAACAGCAACTGGAGAGATCTATGTGGGACTTCTAGATAAGGTCTGTGCATGGGCTAAGAAAAGCGAGTATACAGTAAGTTTTAAAGACAGTAAATTTTACGGAACTCCTTTCGAGAAAAATGACCTCATCTCTAGAGAAGGTGTAAAAGATTATATGAAGGCAATCTCTAAGCACACTCCTAGAGATTATCAGATAGAAGGAGTGTATGATGCACTTAAATATAACCGAAGATTGTTGATATCACCAACAGCTTCTGGAAAATCTTTGATGATCTATGCGATTGTCAGATATTTTGTGGAGAAAGATAAGAAAATTTTATTGGTTGTTCCTACTACATCTTTGGTAGAACAGATGTATAAAGACTTTTTTGATTATGGATGGGATTCCGAATCTTTTTGCCATAGAGTCTATTCTGGTAGAGAAAAAACAACTAACTTCCCAGTTGTAATTACAACCTGGCAATCAATTTATAAATTAGATAAAAAGTTTTTCAATGACTTCGATGTTGTAATTGGTGACGAAGCTCATCAGTTTAAATCAAAGTCCTTAGTTGGAATCATGACCAAACTTAGAGACACGAAATATAGATACGGATTTACTGGAACTCTTGATGGATCCCAAACTCATAAGTGGGTCCTGGAAGGACTCTTTGGACCTAGTTATAAGATTACTCAGACAGCAGAGTTAATTAAAAAAGGACATCTTTCACAACTTGATATTAGAATTTTGTTATTAAAACATATTCCAAGAACCTTTAATAACTATGAGGATGAAATCCAGTACATTATCTCTCATGAACAACGAACAAACTTTATTAAAAATTTATCTTTAGGGCTAAAGGGAAATACTCTTATTCTATTTCAGAGAGTAGAATCCCATGGAAAGATTATTCATGAGTTAATAAATAGTTCAGTAGATGGTGATAGAAAAGTATTTTATGTTCATGGTGGAGTAGATGCTGTAGAAAGAGAACGGGTTAGAGAGATTACAGAAAAAGAAACTGACTCTATTATTGTTGCTTCATATGGTACATTCTCTACAGGAATCAATATTAAAAACTTACATAATGTTATTTTTGCTTCACCTAGTAAATCCAGAATCAGGAACTTACAATCTATTGGAAGAGTACTGAGGAAAGGAAACAATAAAACAAAAGCAATGCTTTATGACATTGCAGATGACATTACATATCAAGGCAGAAAAAATTACACCTTAAATCATTTAATTGAAAGAATTAAGATCTACAATGAAGAAGATTTTAATTATGAATTCACTCAAATCAAACTCAAAAAATAATATGGAAGAATTTTATGGAACAATCAAGTTGATAAGTGGTGAAGAAATCTTTGCCGAGATTCTCCCTGTCGAAGAAAATGGAAGAAGCATGTTAGTTCTCAGTGATCCAGTTTCAATAGAAGCAGTTCATATTGCTACTGGTGAAGGCCTGCGAATGATACCATGGGTAAAAACAAATCCCTCCGATAGTATCGTTGTAGTTCCTATGCAACACGTTATCACAGTTGTAGAAGCTTCTGAAGACTCTGATGTAGTAGGATCTTATATGAGATTTACTAGATCCAAATTAAGTTCTTCTTCTAGCAACAGTAAAAAATCTAAATCAAGTGGATTCAAAACGACTGTAGATCAAGCACGTAAGCAACTTGAAAAGCTTTATAATACAGAATCTAAAGAAGCTGAATAATTCTTTGAACTCCAACAGAGTCATCATACACAATATCCAGAGCTCTGTCAAGTTGTCAGTACAGTAACTTTGTGATAGAATAATAACATTTAAAGGAGACAAATGAAATGGCTACTAGAAAGAGGTCTGAACATTATGTAAATAACAAAGAATTTTTGTATGCTATTGTTCAATATAAGGCAGATGTAAGAGACGCTGCAGCAGCAGATGAACCTAAACCCAGAATTACAAATTATCTTGGAGAGTGCTTTCTAAAGATTGCAACTCACCTATCATACAAACCAAACTTTGTTAACTATATGTTCCGCGAGGACATGATTTGTGACGGTATTGAAAATTGTGTTCAATATATTCATAACTTTAATCCAGAGAAATCCACTAACCCGTTTGCTTACTTTACTCAGATTATTCACTACGCATTTCTGAGACGTATTCAAAAAGAGAAAAAACAGATGGAGATCAGAACTAAGATTCTTGAAAGGTCTGGTTATGATGAAGTCTTCACGGTAGATGATGACTACGGAAGCTCTTTTGAATATAATAGTATTAAGGATGCTATTCAATCTAAAATGTATCAATGAAGATTGCTATTATCACTGACACTCACTACGGTTGTAGGAGGTCTTCCAAGGTTTTTCATGACTACTTTCAAAAATTTTATGATGATATCTTTTTTCCAGAACTAGAAAAGAGGGGTATCAAAGAGTGTATCCATATGGGAGATGCTTTTGA